TAAATGATTTATAATAATATGAAAAGTATTAAATTAACTAAAAAAGATATAAAACAAATTACAGAATCTTGTGTTAAAATTATGTTAAAAGAAGATTTTTATCAAAATAATATGAATAACCAATATGATAATGATGAAGAAGAGTTTGAAACGGATAATGAACCTTATTTTAGTCAACAAGATAACCATAGAAACATTATAATTTATTTAAATAATATTTGTAAGGAGATAGGTGGTAGTGCTGATTATTATGATGGGTATTATGTGATTGATGAAAAAGAAGATTTAATACAAATTATATTAAGTTTTAATCCTAATAATGGAGAATTGTATATGTATGATATGAAAATTGCTAAAAATATTGGCAATGAGATACCAGAAACTATTAATGCATTCAATTGGGGTAGTAAAGCACTTACATTATTATCAACAAAACCATTTAAAGCACAATAAAAAAGGTAAGAATTAATTCTTACCTTTTTTACTTTTTATCCACATATTATGAAGTTGGTCTATGGTATAGTTTTGTGGATATTTTAAACCATAAGGGGCAAATGTCCATATTTCTCTATCATTAGGATAATAATAAAAATCACATCCTTCACAATACCAACAATCCTTTTCTGATTTAAAACTTCCATCAATCCAACATTTTTGCAAATATGCATTTTCTTCAATCTTCAGAGATTCTTTTTTTGAACATAATTTTTTCATATTCTTTTTCAGCTTGTGCAATTATTATGTGAAAATCTAAAGTACCATAACCTAAATTACCAATTATATCCTTTTTAATATATTCGCATGAACCATCATCATTGATAATTTTCTCTTCACCTGAATAGTAATCATACCAATTACATGAAACATATCTATATCCTTTTTTCAAAGGAATATAAACTCTTTTAAATATTTCTTCATAGTTTTGATTATGTTGATAATCAAAAGTACCAACTTTACTAGAATCCCATGAATGTTTTTCCCCATATGGAATATGATATACAGGGAGTTTTATAACCTCTCCTTTGTATATAATATAAAAATCATTAATATACCTAATACTTTTAGCAATACCAATTAATTCTCCATTTGGTGATTCTCTGACTTTTCCAAATATCGGTATTTCTCTTGTTTCATTCCAATTTAATTGTTTGTATGTGAATTGTACATATTCTTTATAATCACGTTTGTTCCATTTGTTATAACAGAGAATATTATATTCATTCACATAAAACCCAAATATTTTACCATATCTGCATAAATCCCATGAGTATGAATGTATTGATTTAACATATTCATTCCATTTGTCAAACATTTCTTTGGCATTTCTAAAATGTAATTTAGAAAATTTATTAAATACTTCATCAACATTCTTACCAACATTTTTTAAAAGAAAACGTTCAATATAATTATTGATTTTTTTATTGAAATACCAATATTCGTCATCCCATTTTGATATGTAAGAACCTTTACTAAATGGTATAAATCTAGCATGATTCTTTTTAACATAAGCTCTGTTGTACTTATACCCACGACCTTTATAATTGGTCTTAATTTTAAAATTTTTTATCATATTCTTCTAAGTTAAATGTTAATTTTACCTAGAAGTGATAGTGTTTTATTAGTAATTTTTTATTCATATTTATTTATTCATTAACGCATAAATTATTCCTTTGCGAAAATCAACAGAATTAATTGTTTTTCTTGCTACATCATGCCGACATTCAGTACCAGAAATTCTTTCTGTTGAAACTAATTCTGATGATGGATATTTACCACCATTTTGATGGTACGTTTCTAAGAAGCTATCACGACTACCATAAACAGTTATTTTATCAAAAGAAGTTGTAATACTTTCTATTTGGTCATCAAGATTTCTAACCCATTCCTCATTTGAATCTCTATCTTTTATAAATAGAACTTTAACATTTGGAAATACTGTTGTTATCATTTCTTGTCTTGCATCAAATGGCAAAGGGTTTGAAATTGTAAGTTCATTATTCTTTGGTATTCCTAAGAACAAATAAACTTTTTCATGTCTATCAATTACAGACTGAATCAAATCATGATGCATACGATGCAATTCAGGAACTTGAAATCTTCCAACTATAACACCCACATTAAATTCTTTAAACCTTAATTCATCTCTTGTTTCCATATTATTTAATTAATTCGTCAACCACTGATTTTGCTTCAATATATTGTGCATTATTAAATTCAACAACAGTTTTATCCCACAAATCTTTAGGAATTAACACTGTATTACTTAATAATTCGTACATATGTTCAATTAAAATCATAATTGAACAATGTTCAGCATCAAATTTATAATCTATATTATGAGCTTTCATTACATCTCCAATATAATTCATTTTATTTACTAAATCATGGTTGACCATATTTTCATTTTTAATGTTTATGCAAATATACGAATAAAAAACGAGAACTCCAAAAGAATTCTCGTTTTTTTTTTTAACTTCTTATTATTTTCCGTCCCATCTATCAAGAATTTTTGATATGATTGGGTTTCTAACTATTTCATCTTTAGTAAACTGCATACTTCCAACATCTTCCAAATCACTAAGTTTATCAATAGCATATTTTAACCCACAATCTGATGCACCTTTCTTTATATCTTTATTATCAATTTGGTCTAAATCCCCATCAAATATGTATTTAGAATTATCACCAATTCTTGTTAATAAAGTTTTAAATGCTGATTTTGGTAAATTTTGACTTTCCTCTATCAATACAACAGCATTATCAATTGTTAAACCTCTCAAAAAAGAAACGCACATGATTTCGAGTAATCCACATTTTTGTAGTTCTTTAACAACTTCTTTACCATTGTTACCAGCCGCATTTAATATTTTTTCCATTGTGTATATATGGGCTTGTGCATAAGGCATGATTTTTTCTTCAATAGTTCCTTTTAAAAAACCAATTTCTAAATCAGATTGAACAGTTGGTACAACGATTATAATTTTTTTATAAGCATTATCGCCTTTTAATAACTCCAAAGCTGTTGCTAATGCTACATAACTTTTACCTGTACCTGCTGCACCTGCACAAAATGTTACTTCTTTTGATTTAATCAGATTATGTAAAAGTTTTTGTGATTGATTTTTACATTTAAGGTTAATTTTGTAATTTAAGGCTTTCGAACAATTGGTGTAGGAACTTTCGCCCCTATCTTCAGCACCATATGCCATTTTTGAATTGATAAGCTCCAAGTCAGCTTCATCAAGACCTTTCAGGTTTTTTTTACGACCCATAGTTTTTAAATTATTCTTTATTATTAAAAAAGAAAAAGGCGCAATGATAACATTATCATTACACCTTTATAATATAATATGTATGTTTTACAATTTCAATTGCTTTCATAGATTTTTATACTTCTTTTATTAATAAATATCATGTATAAACTTCGGTTACATCATTAATTATATCAAAAGATAAAATATTTTCAAAGTGTTTCACTTCCATATTTGAATATATTTTAATGTCTATTTTATATCTATTTGGTAATAAATCATTTGTGTTAATTAACAAATAATTATGATTCCAACATCTCTCTAATTTTTGCCATGAAATGACATCCAATTCTCTCACACCATCATTTACATATAATCTGTATTCCATATTATCAATTATTTGTAATTGATTTGTTGTATAAGGTATTCTTGCTTCAACTATTACTTTTCTAATATCTCCACGTTTAATTTTTTCATCATAGTTAATACCTCTGATAGATGGTACATATTGTTTTGGTAATTGGTCTCCACTCCCAAATTGATAAAAATCAAATTCAGATAAAGTAACAAAATCAAGTTCTACATCTTTTAATTTTTTTCCTTTATATATAAGATTAGTCCAAGTATCATATACCATTTCTTTATTTCCATAATCTTCTGAAGATAATTCTAACTCAACATAATATACGCCCTTTGTCGCTTGTTTAGAAGCGATTTCTGACCCGTTTACACTACAAATGGGTAGTTCATCCAAATTAGTAGGAAAACCGCCTACATTCGAGTAAAAATACAATCTATTAGGTTTATCCAAATAAAATGTTGCTCTATCATCAGAAATCACTTCATTGTATGTTGTTTCTACATAAGGTTCAAAAAATGTATTAGTAAATTGTGTGAAAAAACCAACATATTGTGTAAATTCCTTTTCTGTTAATTCAAGAGTTGGTGAAAAAGCTATTCCAATACCATAATTTTCAAGTTCACCTGTAATATATTTATTAAAAGTTTCTGTAATGTCTAAATTTATATTTTCATTACCAAAATCAAAATGCGAAACACCAATTATAATATTACTTTTATTTCCATCTTTCGATGAAAATTTATCTAATTCTATTGAAAGTTTGTTTGTTGTATATATTCCTTCAGTTTCCCACAAAAAACCATTTTTTGCCTGATACCAATTAGAACCATCTGTTGAAAGAGAATTATGTGAGCCAATATACAAATCTTCCACATAATCAAACCCTCTACCATTATCCCATGTTTGTGGAATTAAAAAAAATATTAAATCAAATGATACTGCTCTTTCTTTTTTGCTATTAAATGTTGATGATAACATTTTTTTATCAAATGTGGAAGCATCTATTGAACCACAGTTAACCATTTTTAATACATGTTTAAGTTTTGAAATATCAGGGTAGGTTTTATCACACACCAAATCCTTCACTTTATTGTGGTCAAAGTGAAGGATTATTCTGGTTAGTAGTTTTGAATAGTTAAGTTCTGCAACAGGGTTTAAACCTGTATTTACAGGACTGTCTTTGATTATTGTGTTGCAACGGTCTAAAAACGTTTTAGTAACTATCATTATTGTAAATTTTATATTCTTATTTACAATAAATAGTTAATTTACTTTGATTGAAGTCGATAACATCTCATTAAAATTAAATGTGGATGCATTTGTTAAAATTGTGTTGTTTGTTGGTGGGTCCATTGGAAATGCATGGCTATGTGTCATAAACGCATTTAAAAATAATTTTAAAAACTGAACTAAAGTATCACCATATACTACTGGATGGGCAGAATCTAATATTTTTAATAATTCTTCATCACTTATTAAACTTGTTGCATCAGTTAAATTGAAATTATCTCTAGATATATGACTTAATAAATTGATTTTATCAGCAACAACATTAATTGCACTTCCAAATTCTTCTTTATTTGTTTTTAGTTTACCTTGTATATATTTCATCTGAATATAGGCTGGGTTAAGTTTGTTAAAAAATAAATTATTTGGTTGTGCTGCTGTTGGTGATTCTTTAAACCCACAACGAATTCTCATTTCATTATCTTTCATAATAATATCACAATTCTGCCTACCTTGTATTGCAATATCACCATATTCAGGTAAAGTACCATTAATTTGTGGATTCATTGATGGTGCTTCAGCAGGTGATATTACTTGATTTCCTTCAAGTAATGAAACCGCAGAGAAATTAAATGGGTCTTTGTTGAGCATTTGAGGTTGAGAAATAACAGGACCTATGTAATATCTGTTTCCACTTTTATCGCCTTGATTAGCTAATATAACAAAAACACATTCTCCTATTTTGGGAGTAACATGTAGCATTTTTGGAATTAAAGGAAATGCATAAGGTAAATCTTTATCCAAAGTAATATCATTATCTTCAGGGGTTAATCTAACTTTTATTCTTAACCCATCTGTGTCATCAATAATTGATTTTACTTCACATAGTCTTACAATTGACGTATCATTTGTCATCATTTATTCCTTTTTTAAACGTTTATTAAGGATATTTTCAATATCCATGTATTCTTTTTCCAATTCTTCCAGATGAAGCATATATTTAGCTACAAACAATTTTGTTTCATCAAATTCTGTTTGTAATTCTTCTTGTCTTTTTTTCAATTCGGCATTGGTAGCCAAGTTTAAATTTTCCATTATCTTACTATACCATTAGTTACTGTTGGAGTTGTGTTTGTTGAAAACACTGATACTGGTCCACCTGCATTTGCACCAGTACCAAAACTTGTTAAAACCCCTGGTGGGATTGCCACATCAACTCTTGCATTATTTTTAATCTCATTAACAATTTCTTCAGCCAAAATTCTCACAAAAGCAGTGACTTTATTTTGAGAACCATCATCTAATGCATCTGTATTAATTCCAGCTTCAGGTAATCTTCTTATAATAGCTGCTGCTAATGCTATGGCAGACATTCCAGGACGTTGCATAATAGAACACACCATAATTAATGGTGGTATAGATATTAATGCAGGTCTGACAAAATCAAATGCAGCACCAATACCATCAGCTATTGTTTGTATCCAGCTCATATATTATTATATTTAACATTCATTTATTATTGGTTGGGTTTCAGTCTGGATAATATCAGCATAATCCACATTATCCATATTCCAATCTTGTGTTCCACCACGTTTTAAACGACAAGCTTTAATTAATTGTTCAATTAACGTTTTATAATATTGAACACTTTCAACAACCATTTTAGCTGATAACATTTCAATCAATGGTTGTAATAATTCCATTAAATAATCAAGTAAAAATTTAATAATCAAATCACGTATCATACGAATAATTTGTATTAACATATTTTTACTCATAGCAATAAAAGATTTAACATCAGGCATTCCAGGAATACCCATAAGTTTAAAATTTATTGCCAACAACAAATATAATTTAGGTGATATTAATGAGCTAACAATCACGCTTGTTAATTCGTTAATAATATTATCAATAAAATTCATTTGAACATTGAAATTCAAATTATTTTTTTCATCTTCATATGTTGTTGATAATGTTTTAGATATTTCAGTTAATGCCCCTTCAATAATTGTTTTTTGTTCTTCCAGTGAAGCTGCTTCACTTATCCCATTTAAACTATTTAAAATATCTTCTGGATTAATTGTTATACTATTGTTCTGTTCTCCATTTATTGAAAATAAACCTGCATGTACCAATTCTGCTTTCTCTAACATACTATTATATTTTTCATTAGAGAATGTAAAAAAACAATCACTTACTTCACTGTCATCAGTTTCAACAACGCTTTTAACAATTTCGCTTACTTCATATTTAATTAATTGTTGGTTAAATGTTAATGACATATCAATTGATAATGCATTTGTTAATTTATCCAACAATTGCGCTGCTACAACTTTTGAATCAAATAGTTTGATGGAAGATACATAATCATAATTAAATTGTATTAACGTTCTTTTCCTATAATAATTTTTTTTGTAGTTATCAGGCACTAAATCACCTGGTAATGATGGTTTTTTTGTTGTGTCCCCTAACATAACATGAATAATGTTATTGTATGGTACTTGTAAATATCCTTGACTCCAATCACTGTTTTTCAATCCTGATGAACGTTCTATATATTCTATTGTTATAATAGGTCTTGTATCATCATCACTTAATGATTGTGTGCTTTTCTTACTTCTTTTTAACCTATTATCCCAAATAACTCTTCCATTAGATTTGTTGATAACATACCAAAGAAATGCATTAAAATCTAATGAACCAACAACTTCTGCTGCTGAATTCATTCCATCACACCCAAAATAAAAATATTTACCAATTTTAGGGTCTAATGGATTTGCTAAAAGCTGACCTGTTATATCAATTTGTGATAAGTCAAAACAAATACCTTCTTTAATCAAATCTTCACTAATGAATGGGTTTATGGAACATGATATGAAATCTTTAATATTAGCAATTAAAATACCTTTAATAGCATATTCAATCCCATCCAATTCATATGTAATAAATTTGGATAAAACATTAATTAATCTATCATAACCACCAGCACTTTTTAACAAATCCATTAGAAAATCAAATGGATTCGTTGAAGCATTAATAGAAATAAATGAATCTGTTGTAGAAAGATTCGGATATTTTTCTAATATTGTTTGTGCTGCTGCTATGGTAGCAAACGCATATGCTTTAGCTTTTTTTAAATTTGCCATATTAGTTTAATTTATATTCTTCTGTTGTTGGATTATTTTCAACTGATTGCATAGCTTTTTTAATTTCATCCCAATTCAGACCACCAACTGCTGTATTAGCAGCATTTTCATTAACACTTTTTTCAATATCACCATTATATTTCAATATATCACCCATGAATTTAGCAATTTCAAGTTTTCTTCCAATTGCTTTATCTTTATTAGCAATAAAATCATTCATTGCTTTGGCATATTTAGTTTTAGCATCAGTAATTTCATTTGCAAGTATGGTAGATTGAGAAAGTTTGTTCATTTCTTCTTGAATGGTAACAATCTGTTGACATGCTTGATTATACGTTTCTTGAAGTAATTCTTCTACTTTTTCAACTGAATTTAATTTAACTTTATATCTTTTAGGTGTAACTCCCATTTTTTTACATTTTTTAATAAATAGTAATATTTACATTTTTTAGTTTAATAAACCTTCTTTCGTATTGAAATATATATGTTTAAATTTTTTCATACCATCTCTAATTTCTTTAGTTGATAATAAGGTGGTTTCTTTTAAAAAGTACAGAATGGATGATTTATTAAACTTGTTACTTCCCATATGAGCCATAATATCTTGCCAATTCATCAATAAATCTAATAATGAATGTCCTATTTTGATTTCATTTTCTGTTAGCTCATGTATCTTATCAGGAAGGAGCATTTGTTGCATTTCCTCAATAGTTTCGTTAATTAATTCTGTATTGAACGTTACTAATGAATCGTTATCAGAATAAGAAAATTTTGAATCTTCATTTAACTCGTTAGCCATATCATCATAAGATGCATTTCTTTTTTGGTTTTTTGTAAATTGATTAATTTTATATATTAAGTAGTTTTTACAAATAGTTCCACAATATGAGTAGGCTTTCTTACCAGTAGTAACATCAAAATTACTAATTTTAGTTAACATAAATGATAGAGTATCATTAAAAGTATCTGTAAACTCTTCAGATGGTGTAAACAGATTATATCGTCTAATGATAGATTCTATCATTTTAGTAAATGCAGGTAATAACTTAGCATTAAAAATTCTATCCTTTTCTTCTTGATTTTCACAATTCATATAATCAACAAAAGCCTGTTCTTCTTCTTCATAAAAATAGCCTGTTCTTTTTTCGGTACTCGGTTTTCTTCCTCGTTTTCCCATTTTGTTGCTTATATATATTTTTAGCAACATCGTATTATCATTTATATCTTAACAATTTAAGATTCATTCCTTTTAACAATTTAAAATAATCGTTCTTTTCCTTTAAAATGATGCCAAATTATTATTTTAATTCATTAATTTCATTATTTTCAAGTTCCATATTGGGTACTTTTTTCCTATCTTCTTTAAATGGATATTCTCTTTTTGCTAAGTTATACCAAGCAATGCCTTCATTTGCATCAATAGTTGCTGTATATTGAGACATTAAACTACCTTCTCTATTCAAAATATGCATATATCCAAATTTAGGCACTACATATATTTTCAATCCCTTATATGTCGCCCTTAATAAAAATTCATACCAAAATGCAACTTTTATTGATGGTTTTAGTCCACCAATTTCAATGAAATCATTAGTATCAAAAATAGCACCTGTCATATTAAAATCATATTTTGTTTCAAGACATTCACTATCAATAACACCAAGCTCATTAGAAAATGCACTAGCCCATACAATTTCATTACCAAATGAAATCAATTCTCCGTTCTCACTATTTCTATATTCGTTTAATGGTAAACAAATATTAATAGACGGGTCACAATTAAGATACTGTGCTGCATTTTTAAACCATTTAGGCGCATAAGCATCATCAAATTCTAAAATAGAAAAATATTTAGTTTTACAGTTAGCCGCACCAAGATTAATTTGGGAACAGAAATCTGTTTCACCATCATTTGATAAAATGTCAATTCCTTTTACTTTACTTATTTTATTTTTTATTAATGAAACAATATCATTTTTTGCTACAATGATGATAGATGTATTGTTATCATCATTTTCTTGTTTTTTAACACTTTCAATCGCATTCATTAATGAATTGCCAATAGTGTCATCATATTCATGTAATGGTATAATTACTGTTAAATCTTTCATTATTCTTCTACTTTTTCATCATTTATTTTACTTTTTGCTACAATGATAACTTCTTCAAATTCTTTCACTCTTTCATTAATATAAGAGTTTATTAAATTATCTAAATTAACTTTATATTCGTCAAATGAATATTTTTTAGCAGTTTCTTTCATTGCATCTGTAATTTCAGATGGAATATCATCATTTATCCATGTTCGTATAACATCAGCAATAATTTTATGCACACTATTAATATCATTAAACCATATTCCATTATCTAATAATTGTGTTTTATCTTCTGATAACATCCATTCAGGTATTAATTCAGGGATTTTACCAATTACAATATTTCCAGATTTAATAGCTTCAAGTGGTGCATAGCCAAATTGTGTATCACTATCAACCCAAATGGTAATTGCACCTTCACGTAAATAATCAGCAAACATTTCTCTTGGATAACTTCTCAAATCTCTAAATGATACCCATTTATACATTGGATATTTCCAATAAAATGGTTTAATGATTTTGTTGGCATCTTTTTGTGATTTTGTTATAATGTTTACAATTAATTTTTTAGGCTCATTTCCTTCATAAAAATAAGAAGGTATATAAGGAGTAAGTACTTTTGTTTTAACATAAGGAAATACAGAGTTAACCAATTCAGCTTGGTTTAAGCAACTAGTAATTGTATCTGTAATACCAAAGTTAGCCCAAGAAACGCCTACTTGAATAAAATCTGTAAGGTAGTTATAGTTTTGTGTTAATACGATTCTTTTACAAGATAATTTTTTTGTTTGGTTCATTACAGAAGAATAAACTTCAGGAATAATTAAAAAATCTGATGGTGATACTTCTAATTCTTCGTTTTGAATATTAGCATGTTCAAGTGCCACATATTTTTCACCAAGAGATTCAGTAACACCAACAAAAACTCTATTATCATCAATTGGTTGATTCTCTAAATTTAATTTTTTTAATTCTTCTGCTGTATATTCATTATCTAATTGATATAACATTTTAACATTATAACCAAGTTGTTGTAATGTTAAAGCCATTTGGTATATATATGATATATATCCTGTTGCGTTATTTTTAGCATCAGGCACATAAAATAACACTTTAAAAGATTTATCTTTTAATTTTCCTATTTCAGTTTCAATTCTTTGTACAATTTCTTTGGTATTATCCATGATTAATTTTGTTTAACATTTATTAAAAATCCTTTGTTTAAAAAGGTATTGAATGCAATTGCTTCACCTACCGATACACTTTCAACTAAACTTTCAGTTGCAACATCTTGTTCTACAACTTCACCAAATGGATTTGTTTTAACTCCAATTCCCATGATGACTTCAAGCAATTGTCTTGTTAAATCATATTTGATAGCATCAATATTATTGGCATTATCATTATTTTTATTTTCAGTCAATTGTTTAGTAACAAGTTTTAACTTATTTTCATTATCATTTTCATCAGTTGAATAAACTAATGTTTGAGAACTTTCAACATTTTTATTATTGTGTGGCTTGAAGATGAAATCAACAATTTCATCTAAATCAAGTGCATAAACTTCGTTTTCTATTTCTAAAAACATATTATTATTGTTTTTTAATTTTATTTAAAATTTCTTCCATTACTTTTGTCCCACCTTGCATTAATTCCATAAAAGAATCAAATTCATAATCAGCTTCAGATTCAGTGTTATAAGAAGATTTAATTTTGATGCTAACTTTACCTTCAGGTTTATTATCAAGTAACCAAGGGTTAGCTGTAATTAATATATCACATCTGTCCCAAATAGTCAATGAATCTTTAGGAAAATAATATTCTCTTACTCTTGATGCTATTTTATGTAAGAAATATAAACTTGCTTGAATTGTTAGATTGATTTCAAATGGACTTACTAACATCACATCAGGTTCGTTTGGGTTATCATCTTCATCTACAATATTTCTTAGGTCATTTCCAAGCCACTCATGAAATCTAAATTGTAGTTGCCGAGCCATTGGTTCAGCACATCCAAATAACTCATAAGGATGGTCAGTATATACAAAATCTTGATATTCTTCTTCACTATCAAAAGGAAAAGTTTGTGTCAAATCACTGCTTTCAATATTAACATTGTCAATATCAAAATGTGGGTCAATATCTTTTTTATATTGAGATGCAAATTGTGATGTATATGAACGAATTACATCATTAAGGTCAATTGCTATTTTAGTTTTCATCGAAGGCTTTTATTAATTCATTATTTTTATTATAATATTTAACTGTTGGAACTGGTACATCAGTTAATGCTTTAAAATGACATTTAGGGCATTCAGTTGTGATTATTCTCTCAAAATTATATGGATTCCAAGATACACTGTTTAAAGATATTAATTCTTCTCCACATTTAGGACAAAACACATGTTCTATTACCACTCTAACATCTTCTTCAGTTGATATTAAATCACGCACATTTATTTTAGAAATATTTATAAATGGGTTTTCAAATTTTTTTTCTTCTTGTATAGTTGCTATTGGTAAATCGTCAATAGAGTTATATTCCCACATTCTTTTTTTATTAATAGGTTGTTCTATATTTTCAGATATTCCACCCATTTCTTTAATTTTTTGTTCCAGTTGTTTTTGATATTCATCGTCACTTGGTATTTGAGACAAGATTTCATCAAATTCTATTTTTTTTAAATCATTTGCATTATTGTTATGATTTTTAATTGGTTTAGAGAAACTTTCTTTATTAAGTTGTTTTTTAAACATCTCTTCTATATTACTCATGATGTATTAAATTTCTTTTTTGTTATTATAAATGTTCTTCTAAATTGAAATACCTAAAACCTTGAAAACCTTTCATTGGTATTTCTCTTTCTAATGGGTGAAAAGGTCCTGAACGCATAATAAATTTTCCCATCCATTTTCTTCCAGTTGTTGAACAAGTAAATTCTTTTTCTTCCATTCCAACAACTTCCATCCATCCTTTTACTTTCCCATCATGAACAATATAACATTTATCCCCTTTATTAATACCTTTTGGAAAAAATGGAACTTTAAAATTCATTACTTGTGAATAATCTTTAACAGCATCCATTTCTTTTTGATAATCTTCCCATTGTTCTGATGATGGTAATGTAACTACAATTGCACGTTCTGATTTTAGAACATCTTCAAAAATTTTCACTAAATTTAAGTTACTATCTGCCACAGCTTTTATTTTTTATACAAAATATAATAAAAAAAATATCAAAATAAATATTTATTATAACAAATAAAAACATTTATGATGAAAAAAGTATATTTAAATGAAAATGATTTAACAAAAATATTATATGAGTCAATTAAGAAAATTTTGACTTTAAAAGAATCACATACCCTCAAACAGCCTTATTACAATTTAATACAAGCAATTGAAGATTTTCAAAATGTATTAGAAGTGGAATATGATATGAATGATGAATCAATTAAAAGAGTATATGCTGCATTAAGAAATGCAGAAAGTGAAGTAAGTGATTTGGTAAGACATCCAGAAGGAAGAAACGGTGATATGAAAGTTTGGGATAGAGTAGGGTTTTAATATAAAAAATGTGATATATGATACACTATATATCACATTTTTTATATTTTTACTTAAATTTAATATTATCATTAATATTGGAAAAATTGAAGTTTGTAGGTGTTAACTCTTCAATTTTATCTAACATTTGTTTTTTATATTTTTTACCAAGAGAAGGTTTTAAATATGCAATTGTCATATGCGGATGATAATCCTTATAATCAGAATGAAGTTCAAAATTTTCTTTTATTTTGTCATATGTTTTATGCATATTTGGGCATTTAACATCAGCTTTTAGTACATCATAATCATCATTTTCAAATATAGATATATTATTTAATATACATTTATATTCTTTTAATGGTAATAGTAACTCTTTTAATTTGGTTAAATCAGCATCAGAATCTAAACAAGGGGCTAATGTAACATGACTTTCTTTTTCAAGCCCATATTGATTATCTTTTTTTTCTTCATCAGTGCCAAAATATAATTCGTTTTTAGGTATTTTATTTTGTAAATCTTTAATAAATGTTGGCATTTCATAATCAATCATTAAAAATGCATACTCTCTTGCCATATATCAAATCTTTTTTTCTTTTATTAATTTATTTAAACAATCTTTACATAAAACTCTTCCATATGTTTCTAATGTAATTTGAGCATCGTAGAATGCTGTTTCTTCTTTATCAGTTTCATAGTGTTCAATTCCATCATCGCCAACGATTACTTTATAATTACCACCTTTATTTGGTTTTAAATGAGCTTCGTTTGTAATTATTTTACCGCATTCAGAACATACATATTCTTTATTATCTATTTCAGATAAATTAAAGATAACATCTTTTTTCTCATTGTTTTGGTATTTTTCATCCATAGTTTTACTATAAAAGCGAGCAGTTAAGTCAACAGGCTCATTTTTTAAATGTGCTTTAAACTTAATAACAAAATTCCCATCAAAAATATCAATTTTCTTAAAGAAAATATTATCAAATTTATATTCCATTAAATCTCTTACTCCATGTGCCTTATGTGTAATAAATTTCAATCCTTGTAAATCAATAACATCTGATTTAATACCACTATCTTTTATTTTATTAACTTCATTAATAAATCCTTTTGACAAATATTTAAATTCATTAGGATATATTGTTGCATAAAAATCAAGCTGTACATGAGTATCATCTATTTTTTTTACAACTAATTTAGTTGTAAATTCTTCTATTCTGAATCTAGGAAAAAAATCTCGTTCCACTTGTAAAATATATTTCGTCTGCTCTCCATATGTATTAACTCGATTAATTTCATCTAGAACCCCTTTTCCCATTTCTTCATTACCTTGAATTAAAATCAATTCATATCCTTCTGATTCATCAATATGTACATGTTGGCTATCTTGTTTTGGTAATACCAAACCTGTTGTGATATACTCTAGTTTTGACGCTTCATCAGCTACTTTATATGTCCTATATCTTAATTCCTGAACTGCTTGTGTTTCTTGACCATTTAACAATGCACGAGACATCTTTTCAGCATCAACATTTTGATTAATTGATACACCTTCATCACTTTGTGCTCCTTTTTGTGTTAGAATTTCAGTTTCAGTAGTTTTAAGACCATACATTAAACCATACCATAAATTTTTTGCTTTATCAACTATTCTTCCCATTAGTCAATTATTTCTAATAACTTATTCTTAATTTGAGCATTAATCAAATAATTAATGTGTTTAAATTTATTCATTTCATTTATTACATTATTATCATAAAGCACATTTCCAAATTGGTTCGTACTATTAATACTAGCGTTATTACTTAAAAAATCACAAATATTCTTTGATGCGATTGCATATTCATTTAATTCAGATATAGACATCTGTTTTAAATCAATTTTTGTTTTTGCCATATTATTTTTTTACATAAAATAATATAAAATTAGTAAAAGTAAATAAAAAAGGAGCTTTTAGCTCCTTTATTTATTAATTACCTGATATGCATTATTTGATATAATGTTTAATGTGACTTTACCACAAAAATCTACCAATTCAAGACAATTTGTATAAGACATTGCAGAGCGTAAATACGAAATGAAATTATCAACCCACCCTTCCATTGTATATTCTACGGGACGGTAAGTAATTAGACCTTCTCCAGTTTTTAATGTTTTATTACCCATTTCTTTTTGCGCCTTTTTGGTGGACATACCATAAAATTCTTTTTCAAATTTATATCCTTTTTTAAATTTACTTAAAGTTTCTTGACTATATTGGTCTATTTTATAAGTAAATCCATTATCATTTATTGATGTATATGCAGCACTTTCCAACATTTTATTAAATATAGAACCACACATTACAAAATGAGCACCTAAAGCTAATGCCTTTATAATATCACCATATCCTTTCATACCACCATCTGCAACGATAAATGCTAATTCATTTGAATTACACAAATAACTATCATAATATTGTCTACATTTATCAATTAAAGATGCCATTGGATAATGAATGCCTGTGTTTGGAGATGTTGTACATGCACCACCTGTTCCAACTGATAATCTAACATAGTCAGCCCCAGCAAGCGATAAATTAACATATGTTTCTGGGTTTGCAACGTTACCTGCCATTATGACAATTTTACTATTATATTTCTTTTTAGCATCTTTAATATAATCTAATAATTTTACCATTCCACCATTAGCAATATCAATCAATACATACATTGGTTTACCATTATTATTAGCATATGTATCTAAAAAATATAATTTGAATTCAGCCAAAGAGAATGCACACCAAACATTATTCATTTTTTGTAAACGCATTTGAATATCTTCAGTTCTTGGAAGAATAGGGTTTATATTATTCTCAATAAACTTATTATAATTTGTTGAATTGACAACTGTTGACATTGGGGCTGTAAATAAAGGTAACATACCATCAGGCATATAAGGATTGCACTCACATCTATGTTCCACCCTAGTTGATGATGATGGCATTATTGCCACATCATTTAACGAATAAAGCATTTTTTCTATAATCATTTTTCTATTAGACATTAAAAATCCAGTATATAAATATACACTGGATTATTGTTAAAATTAATATTATTTAGTACCTGAACTACCAAAACCATTTTTACCTCTACCTGTGTTTTCATCAATTTCATTTACCTTCGTAAGTGAAGTCAAATAGCTGTTATAAACAGGCATTAGAACTCCTTGTGCTATTCTATCTCCATTATGTATTTTAACATTATCATTCGATAAATTTATCATAATAACACATATTTCTCCACGATATTTTTCATCAATAGTACCAGGTGTATTCAATACAATTAAACCTTGTTTAATACTTGTACCACTACGAGGTCTTATTTGTAATTCAGTATATTCAGGAAGTTCAAAATATAACCCAGTATGAATCATTCTTCGTTCAAATGGAGCAAGTAAAATGTATGGCTGCATATCTTCACCATCTTCACAATCAATCCACGCTCTTAAATCAAAACCACTATCGCCATCATTAGCATATGTAGGGTCAATATTATTTGATTTATTAACAAATTTTAAATTTTGTATATCCAAATTTTCATCATCCCATTGGATTTTCTTCTTATAAGAATGATGTCCTGGACCCATTATGCCATTACTTTCTGTGATATACCCTTTTTTCCCAAAACTCATTCTTCTTTTTTTGTTTTTTCTTTTATTGTCTTTTTGTAGCTTTCTCTTAAATCAGCATTAACTAATAAATTAGTCATTTTAACAATTGTTGCTAAAGGACTTGCATAGTATTGTGATTTATCATCATTGTCTTTATCAATAATTCGTATAGCTTCATATTCTTCCTCAGTCAATTTAATGCCATATTTCATACAGATATATGCTGACCTTTCACCTGTTTTCAACTGCCCTTTAATTTCAGGATTAAATTCATAAAGAACACCTCTTTTTCTTTGCCAATCAACAGTTTGTTCAACAAACATTTCACATTTTGAAATATGTTGTAGCAATAAAACTTTCAGTAAAGATTCTTTATTAACTTTCATGGACTCACTTAATGTATTGTTTATATTAAATGAATATAAACATAACTTATTTAATACAATATCAAGCAATGAGCCATCATATGCTGAACCACTATCTTCACTCATGCCATAAGATGCTTTTTTAAGCAAATCCCCATAAGTATTTATTAATTCTTCTGAATAACAATTATATGTTTGTAACCTTTTAATCCACTTGTCAAAGTTGGATTCCATTTCTTTATTTGTAATCATTGCATAAAATTTTTCTCATTGCAAATATACGACTTTTTAATCACTTTTACAACTTACCATTCACTATGCTTTCATAAAATTCAGCTCTTTTAACAGTTATAGTTTCAATAGAGTATTTGTCTTTTACTGTGTTGTATAGATTTTCTGCCATTTTATTAATATATTCAGGATGTTGTACCAATGTAGTAATATATTTAGCCCATTGTTTATGGTTCTTTTTTGATTCCACCAATAGCCCATTACCACTTTCATCAATATTTCCTTGTTTAATAAATGGTTTTAAATCAATTGTATAAGGTCCAAAGTTTTGGGCGATAATTGCTTTATGAAAAAATCCAGCTTCAATAACCTTTAATTGTGATTTATATTTATTGAAATCACATTCTTTTAGCGGTACTAATAATACGTCAATATTATTATAATGTGTAGCATATTGGTTAATAGGTTTAGTCCAGCATCTTCTATACATTTCTTTATCGTTATATGGATAGTCCATATTTGGGATAAATCTATGCAAAAATGATGAATAAGGCTGTGATACTAATTTATAATTATCAGTTAATACCTTCTCATATCTATACCAAACAGTTTCTTGTGGCATAATGGGTCTTTCACGAATTTGTCCAGTTTGTGCATCTTTTTCTCGATACATACCATTAGTATCAAAACCACATAAAACAAATTGACATTTGGCTAAAATATCTTTGGGTAATGAGTTAGTCAAACCTTGTAAAATATTAATATCGTGTTCATGTGAACTCCCACAAATAATTCCAAAACGTATTTTTTCACTTTTAACATCAATAGGTTGAAATTGTTTTTCACTTTTATCAATTGCATTTGGTAAAACAATTACATTTTTATTATGTTTTTTTAAACAATTAGCAAAAATATCTGTTGTAGTTGTCACATAATCAGACATTCTAATATTATCAATTAATTTTTGTTTAGTGTTAGTTGTTTTATAAACAGCAGACATTGGATGAAATGAACCTAAATCATAATAATCATCAATATCCATTACTGTAATTGTTTTTTTATCTTTAAGATATTTTAATACTTCAACACATTTATCATAAGAGTTAGAAATGTTTTTACTAAAATGAATAATATCAAATTCTTCAAAATAAGTTAATGGTTTATTGGTTACATCATATTCAATTGTAACATCAAATTTATCACCATATAATTCACTTAATTTTGTATGAGGATTAAGTGAACGGAAATAACCAACACCAAATCTATCACTAGGCAAGCATAACACTTTTATTTTATCCATATTTATGATTTTTTAGAAAAAATAAAGATAAAATTTTTATTGTAAACAGATATATAATAAAAAAACCTGCTTAATTTGCAGGTTTTTTATTTTTTTTATCTTTTATATTTCCTTTGAATACCATAGTTGCTTCATATATATTTCCACTACTATCCATAAATTGAAAGTTTTTGCCTAATTTCATCATTTTTAGTGATGTTGAAGAATCTTTATTTACGCTTTCACTTAATAAATTTTCTTTTAATGGTTCTATGTATTTTTTGACAACACCTTCAATAATCATTTTCATTGTCTCATAATCAAAACTTGAATTTGTCATTTGCATAGGTTGCTGTATTGGTTGAGACTGTGTAAATTGTTCGGTCAAAGTTGGCTTACGTTGTGGTTGTTGTGGTGTTGTTGGTGGGGGCATTAGATTAGTTACAGATGCTAATTGGCTTGTAAATGCATCCATAGTTGGGTCTGAGGAAAGACCATTAAGAGGATTATTTTTAATTTCATCTAAAATCTGTTTAGGTAATCCTATATTGTTACGAGCTGGTTGTATTGAACCTTGTCGAATTCTTTGCATTTCAGCTTCAGCATTATAATTACTGCCACCCATTTGCATAGGCATTGAGTTAGGATTGTAAGGTAACATTTCAGTTGGACTATAATTCTCGTTTACAATACTATTATCAATAAATCCACCATCATTTAAGCCTTTTGCATATTTATCAAATTCAGGACTAGCAACAACTTTGGTCAGTTGTTGTGCTCTCGCAAAACTACTTGCTAATTGTGCGGCTCTATCATTCATTATATATTTCTATTATTTCGTTTATTTTTATTTTTTTCATAATCCCTTAATACAGATGGGTCTACGAATTGAGGATTGTTTAATTGCTCTTTTCTTCTATCTATCTGTTGTTCGGTATCTGTTTTAAATATATCATTTTCAGGCTCATTTGTCAATGGTTGTTCAGTTTTCTTTTTTGGACCTGTTGATTGTTGAGGATTATTATTGTTTTTAATATCTGCCCCTTGAAAACCATCTTGTGTTTTTTTATTGTTCATATATTCATCTTTATAAACAGGTTTATCAACTTGACGTTGTAAATTATCCATATCTTGTCTAACTTGTTTTTCACCAGGTGGCATATAAACAGGTTCTTCTTTTCTTCTTGGTTCTGTTGTAACAGGTGTTTTAGTATCAGGAATATCATCATTAAAGTTGGCTATATCATATACTACACTCATACTTCTATCGCCATTAGGGTTAAAATCAGGACGAGCTTGTGTAAAATATTGACCTGTTGGTCTCCAATCCAATATTCTATCTAATCTGAAAAATTTCCACGATGGCACTTTAGAAGCAGTATCGCCTTGTGGTTGATAAGCACGAATTACAGGATTACCAGCTTTAGTTAAACCATAAGCATATACTTCAATTATTCTCCACCCCATAGCAATATTTTCACCATGAGAATCATAATTGATTACAACTCTATACTTTTCATTTATCGCATCTTCAACTTTGGTTCTATCAACTTTTTCTTCTAAAAGTATATTTTCTAATATTTCTGATATATTCAACATATTTTTATTTCTTTATATTTAAAACAATTCCTCATATATATCATAAATACATAATATATATGAGGAATAATAATCATTAATGATTAATTTTCATTAAGGAACTTGATATTGACCTGCTTGTCTATTAACATCTGTTATAACAGAAGTCATTGTATAAGGTTTATCAGGATTATACAGACTTCTTACCATAGCTTGTTGTCTAGCTTCATTATCAGCACCATTACCTGCACCTGAATTTGGTGAAGTGTCAAAATTCTGATAATTAATCATACCAATACTTCCATTGCAGTCTGGTAAATAGAATGTGTGTCCACCACTTCCAGTACCTTTACCTTGTGCATCCCCATTAGCTAATGCATCTTTATGTGTTACAGAGTAACGGTCATTAGTATTATAATCACTTCTAACTATTTCTCTTTCTCTTTCATCAATTGACCTTTTTTCTAAACATGATTGCATATTATATAATATATTACTTTCTTATTTTATTATAAATATTAAACTAACTATTTTGTGATAATAGTTTTATTGCTTCAATAATCTGATTTTCACTAACAATGATAGATTTAACATTTTCTTTTGATGTGCTTTCGAATTTGAATGTTTCATCATTAAAAACATTTGATATTGAGTCTTTACCAAAATTAGGCTTAACAGTTGTTACTTTCATAGCATTTTTTGTTAATCTATTTTTTGTGTGTGGCTTGATGAAAGAATTATCAATTCCTGCTTCTTTTTTAGCATTTTTAAATCCTTTTATTGCATTTGTAGCTGTGGACAAAGTGTTATTGACCCATGTTTGCATAGCTTTTCCACCATTAAGTTGAAACTCTATACTATCTTCTTTTCCATTAAAATTATCAAAAAAGTTTTTAATACGTTTCATTTCATTATACTCAATACCATCCATTGATAAAAGATTGTTTAGTCTTTTATATCCAACAGAATTTTTATTGCCATTAAAATTATTTAATATTTGTGTTAAATGTTTTCTAATTCCAATTGGCAACGGAAATTTTCTACCTTTAAGTTCACTATTTCCATCTTCAAACAAATACAACATATATTATTTTTTAGTTTTATCATTATTTTTTTCGGTAATTCTACTCCATCTACCATATGGCATCAAAGTTTGACCATAATATGTCTGTTGTGTTTGCATATTAGCAAACTTATCACCTGTTATTGGTTCGCCATCTTCACCTGAAGATAGTTTTCCTGTTGTTGAAGTTTGACCCAACCCACCATATTCTTTAAAATCTCCATTATTCAAATAATCTATATCATCACCTGCTATCTCTTTTATTTGAGATTCAGTAAATTTCACTTTTTTAGCCATATTAAATTTTGCTTTAACTTATATTATAAATATTTATCAATAAAGTAAATGGGTTGAAATGAATAATATATTACATAATAATTACAACAATTTAAGATTAACCATCAATAATGACGAATATTGGGATTTTTGTATTAACAAAGATTCTTATCAAACATATTTCCCAAAAAAAGGGTTAAAAGAAGAATGTTTAATTTCATATATTGATTCTGATGACCCAGATTGTGTGTTTTTTGATAAATTGTATAGTAAAACTTCATATAAATGGAATAATCTTATTAATAATGGTGTGGAATTATGCAATATTGGTTATACAGGAGTTGACAATGGACTTATCAGTTATCAAAAAGACAGAATAACAAACGAACAATTTCTAAAAATATTCACTGAGTCTAAACTCAAAATAGAAAAAGATGATGTAAAACTTCATTTACATCAAGTAACTGGAAACACAGGTTTATATGATTATCCAATTTCAATTATAATGGAAGATAAATATGAAACAATTAAATTAAATGGTGGTTTTTATCAAGGATTTTTCAAATTGGACAAGGATGATTATCAAATATTACCTGATTTTATAAAATCATCATGGAATTTTGAATTTACATTAAGAAAAAAAGATTTTGAAAAAGAATCAGATAAAACATTAAATGATAAGTATCCAGATAATAAAGGTATATTTTTTTATATAGGCACAAGAGCCGAAAATAAATGGTGGCTTTTATATGAACATAATGAAAAAGAAGGAATAAAGAAAAAATGTGATATAACATATTTTTCAGATGATTATGTAAATGAGGAATATGAATCTAAAAATGGTCATTTATTAAATATGGACTATTTTCAACCAATAGTTCCTGACAAACCAATTGAATATAATGATGATGGATATTTTTCAGGAGATTATTTACATGAATCTTGTTGTAAATGCCCTACAAAACAAAATAGTTATTTTGCAGATTCATATATTAATAATGAATATTATGACGATTTGCGTAGTGATGTAGATTATGTATATGGTGACTATTATAAACCTGATGTGCCAATAGATGTAAATATGAAATTAAAAACTTGTGATGGCTTTTATTTAAACACCCCTAATGTTTATGAAATTAAAACCGATAATAAATTTATATTTTTCAATCAAACATGCACAGGGTTTACTACTAGTACATGGAATAAAGATGATACAGTTATTTTAACAGGTATAACACCACCAAATATCGGAAATTATTATACATTATTTAATAGAACATGTACAGGTTACACAACAGATACAATACATGAACTACTTGATAAAAAAGAAAGAGAATATAATTTATATGGTGACATTTATAATAATGCTTTTGCTCTTAGAATTAAAGATGATGGTTCTTTGGGGTATAGATATTTGATTAAAGATTGTAATGCGGAATTTAACTGGTCAATATTAGAAGAGTATTCATTACCAAATGTTATACATGAGAATGAATGGCATACAATTGATGTTAGAATTGATATGTTAAATGATGTTAGTGGAGAATGTAAACCATCTTATGAAAGAAAAATGAAAATATATTTTTATGTTGATGGTAAATTAAAATTAATTTCAAAAGAATTACCAGAATTTAATTTTAGAGCTTTAAATGATTTGAAAGAAAAACAAGAAGGTGTACCATTTAATATTTCATTAGGTGGTGGAACACAAGGATTAGCTGAAATGATAACTCTTAATTATATGGCTTATCCTGAATATGTTTTCCCAATAGAAAAACACTTTGCTGGTACATTTATTGGTGAACTAAAAACATTTAAATTCTATGATTGTAATGTTAATTACACTGAAATACAAAATAATGTAGAATTTGAGAAAAATTCTATTAAAAACTAAAATATTTATTAATAAAATAAAATAGTAATGAAAGGTTTAACTTATTTCAAACTAAAATCACCATATCCAGGTGATATAACAAAAAATTGCAGTCTGGATGGCACTGAAATTGACAACAATTTCTTCGAGCTTGAAAGCCGTGATGTGAAAACAGCATACTGGCAAAATGATACGCTAATAATTGAACGTATGAATGGTGATATTATTAGTGTTCCTGGCATTACTGAAGGCTGTACTAAAAATTTAAACATTGCATACGACAAAGAACAAGGTACTTTATACGTTACACAAGATGGTTATACCCAAGCCATTACAGGCTTTATTAGTTCTGATGTTTTAACAACCATCAATTCTGATGATACGCTTACAGGTATGGGAACAAGAAAAAAACCTATTGGTATATCTCCAATGTTTGAAACAGGACAATTCAGACCTGCTATAAAAATTATTGATACTACTAAAGGTGAAAAATTGCCTGACCCTAACAGAGTAGACCCACGAAACAGATTTGTTACAATTGAAAATGTTTCTGATTATGGTTATTTATATGATTACAATGGCGTTAGAAAAATAGCATGTGATTTACGTGACTCTTCTTCAGAATGGAGAATACCAACTAAAGAAGATTGGGATGATATGTTAAATGCTGTTGAACCATGTTTAGAAGATAGAAATCATGATAAAGTAACATGTAATCGTGATTTAGGACGTTTTGCTGGAAAGTTATTAAAAAGTGTTGATTTTTGGCGTTTAGAAAGTATTAATCCATGTGATTCAAATAATGGTTGTAATTGTGGTAATGATTGTAACACATCTAATGGTTGTGGCACACGTTATGCAAACAATTGTGATGGCTATTGTGGTGAATACACTGAAAATACTTGCTCAAAACCTAATCCTTATCCAAACAGAGGTATTGACAAATATGGCTTTGCTGCCGTTCCTGCTGGTTATGGTGATGATGGTGGCAGATTAGATTACTTTGGTGAAAGAGGATGGTATTGGACTGCAACTAATCAATGTGCAACTAATGCCTATACAAAACGTTTTGAATATAATAAATCATCTGTTTATCAGGAAGTGATAAGCACAAGTAATTTATTATCATTAAGATTAGTTAAAGATTATGATGGTACTAACTTCAGTGAAAGAGAAACTATATTAGGCTCTGATTATTCAACAGTATTAATGCCATCTATCAAATCAGGTAAAACTATTTGGATGTCTACTAATGTTGCATTTTCAAATAGATATTATGGTCCTGTTGTTCCTAATAATGGAATGAATTTAACATATACTAAGAAATTCTTTGTTAATGAATGGGATGGAAAAAGATGGCTTAAAAATGAACTTCGAAATGGCGATTCTATTGTAATATTAAAAGCACCAACAGGTGAAGATAATGTTGAATACAGAGTTATTAATGGTGAGTTATCTAATGTTGCTACTTCAATATATGATGAAGTAATAATTGCCATCAGACCTCAATTAGACTCATTGAAAGGCGCAATTGCATCTGAAACAATTCGTGCTAAAGAAGCTGAAAGAGTATTAGATACTAAAATTGATACTGAAACTGCTCGTGCAGTGCATGTTGAGAATGGTATTATTGACCAATTGACACAAGAAATTGATAGAGCAAAACAAGCAGAAGAAGCATTAAGTGACCGAATTGATGCAATCAGTACAGGTCATACAGAAGATATTGCACAATTAAATCAAAAAATTGATGATGAAATTGCTCGTGCTAAAGAAGAAGAAGAGTTCTTAGACCAAAAAATTGAAAACGAAACTGCTCGTGCTGAAGCTGCTGAAACTAAATTGGATGAAGATATTAAAAATGAAACTGATAGGGCTACATTAGCTGAAGAAGTAATACAAGAAAATCTTGACAATGAAGTAAAAAGAGCACTAGCTGCTGAAGAAGCTAATGAGAATGCTATAAATGCTGAAGCCGAACTAGCTCGTGCAAATGAAGAGCATTTACATCAAATGATTTTGGATGAAGCTAATAGAGCAAGTGGTGTTGAAGCATCTTTAAGAGAAGATTTAACAAATGAAATCGCTCGTTCAACTAATAAAGATAATCAATTAGACCAAAAAATTGAAGCTGAAACTGACCGTGCTGAAGCTGCTGAAGATTTAATAAATAAAAGAATTGATGATATTGGCACAGGTCACACAGAAGATATAACTGCATTAACTAAAAAGGTTGATGATGAAATTGCTCGTTCAATAGCTGAAGATACAAGATTAGACCAAAAAATTGATGATGAAATTGCTCGTTCAACTGAACAAGATACATTAATTACTGGACGTTTAATTGTGAAAACAGGTAGTGTGATGGATGCTGCTAATGGAAGTTTAACTTTAGCAACTGAAGATGCTGCTAATTCAATAACAATAAGTTTAGATTTTAACTTCGGTTCAATCTAATTATAGTAAATAAAATTTAGAAATATAATAAAAAAATGGGTAAAAGATTGCAAATAAGAAATCATGCTGAAGTCTTTGATACAAGAGATTCAGCTTTAGCCTATATTAACGATATATACAAGGGTCAATCATTAGTTGCTGAACCAACAGTTTATCTGTATGGTTCAGCCTTGAACCCTAATATTATTCTTGCTATTGGTTCAGTAGGTAATGGCTCATTAGCTGCTAAAAACAAAGTATTTTTAATTGATACTGCAAGATTAGACGCTGATATTGCACAATTGAAACAAGATGTATCTGGTGATACTGAAAATATTCAAGATATTTTAACTAAATTAAATGCGGTTATTGTTGGTTCAGGTCTTGATTCTGATGGTACTTATCAAGTAGATATTGATGATGATTTATTAAAAAAAGCAACATCATTAAATGATGCCATTAAAAAATTATCTGCATCATTACAAGCAACTGCCAAAGCAACCGACTTAACAGTTAAAGATAGTGAAACTGTGCATTTAGAAACAACTAAGACAAGTACAGGCGTACTTTTACAAGCATTTTCGAAAATATCAGAATATGGTAAATTAGACCCTGATTTTAATGATAATATCCTTATCAAAATGTCAGATGGTTTATATGCAACAGTTGACTTATCTTATGATGAAAATACAGGTATTTTGACATTCACAGCATCTAAAACAAAAGATGATGGTACAGTAGGTGTTCGTATTATTGAGAAACAATTTAAAATTGGTTTACATACAACTATGAAATCAGTAAGTTATGACCCTGAAACTGAAACTTTAATTTTTATTTTAACAGATGCAGATGGCAATGAATATACTGAAGTTGTAGATGCAACTGGTTTAATCACTGAATGGGATGTTGAAAACAAAGTAGGTTCTGCTGTTTATTTAACTAAAACAAGAGTTAAAGATGGTCAAGATAAACTTTCTGCTGATGTTATTATTTCAGGTGGTGATGGGTGGAATATATTGGAAAAAAGTAAAACAACAGGTGGTTTATTTGTTAAAGGTTATGCAAATAATATTAAATATAAAACTGATGTCACTGTTGAAAATGCTTTAGATACTTTAACATTAAATGACCAAACAAATTTAGCTGATGCAAAAGCATATACAGATGCACAAGTATCTGCTGAAACTAACCGTGCCAAAGGTGCAGAACAAGTTTTAACAGATAATTTAGCTGCCGAAGTTACACGTGCAAAAGCTGCTGAAAAAGCTAATGCTGATGCAATTGCTATTATTAATGGCGATAATGATACTGTTGGTTCTATTAAAACTGCATTAAAAGATGCAAAAGCATATACAGACATTGAAACTGACCGTGCCAAAGATGCAGAACAAGCATTACAAGTAGAATTAAATACATTAAATGGTAATGAAGCCGTTTCTGGGTCTGTTAAAAATGCAATATCAATTGCTAAACAATATACTGATACACAAGTAGATGCTGAACAAACTCGTGCTGAAGCTGCTGAACAAGTATTAACAAATGCTGTGACAATTATAAATGGTAATGAAGCACAAGAAGGTTCTATAAAAAATGCAATAGTTATCGCCAATGAGTACACTGATGAACAATTAGCACAACATGACCATGATTCATTAATTTTAATTAATGAATTAAGAGATGATTTAAATGCTGAAATTAAAAGAGCCACTATTACAGGAAAAGAAAGCAAATCATTATTAATGAATATTGCACAAGGTTCAACAGGAACAACTATTTCAGGTGATGTTAAAATATCTACTATAACAGGTAATATTATATCAGAACAAGATGGTGGTATTTTTGCTTATGTAACATTAAAATATAATGCTGCGGAAAATGCTCTTTATTTTAACAATGGAACACCTGTTGATACTAAAATCCAATTATCATCTGCAAGTTTAGTTGATGATGCTTATTATGATGCAAACACAAAAACAATTGTAATTGTATTTAATGATGCTGATAAAACAACTGTTAAAATTCCTGTTGGTGATTTAATTCCTACATTAGCTGTTGGTAGAGAAACAGGTAGTGCAGTTATTATGAGATTAGTTACTGAAGAAAATCTAAATACAATATATGCTGATGTCGATATTTCAACTGCATCTGTAAATATATTACAAAATGTTAATGGTGCTCTTTTAGTACGTGGTACTGCTGATAACATCAAATATGGACAAAACAGTAATGTTGAAACTGCTCTTGATAATTTAACATCAGCTTCAACAGGTAATTTAGCTGCTGCAAAAGCATATACTGATGAACAAGTTGCTATTGAAAAAGCTCGTGCAGAAGGTGTTGAAAGTACATTAAATACAACTATTCTTAACAATACAACAAATCTTCAAGGTCAAATAACTGCTGAAGTTACACGTGCCACTAAAGCTGAAGAAGCAGAAACCAAACGTGCTGAAGCTGCTGAAGCTGCATTAGATGCAAAAATTGGTGTTAATAGTGATGCTATCACTATCATTAATAGTGATTCTGGTACTACTGGGTCAATCGCAAATGCTGTTGCTACTGCAAAAGCTGCCACTGATACTGCAATTGAAAATGAAAAAGATAGAGCAAAAGCTGCTGAAGCGGCATTAGACGCAAAAATTGCTATTATAAATGGTAGTGGTGTAGGCTCAATGTCTGATATTTTAGATAAAGCAAAAGCATACACTGATACTTCAATTGCCCCAATAGCAGGTCAAATTGAAAATGCTAAACAACAAGCAATTGCTGCTGCTGCAACTGATGCAACAACAAAAGCCGACAAAGCTAAACAAGAAGCAATTGCTGCTGCTGCAACTGATGCAACAACAAAAGCAAATTCTGCTGAAACAAATGCGATTTCGGCTGCTGCTATTGATGCAACAACAAAAGCTGACAAAGCATTATCTGATGCAAAATTATTTACAACTTCTGCAACAACACAAGCATTGTCTGATGCAAAAGCATATACTGATGCACAACATATTTATGTAACAGGTGCTAGTGTAAATGCATCAACAAACGTAATAACATTAGGTTTCCAAAACAGTGTTCAAACTGTGAATATTGACATTTCTTCAATAATAGAAGCTGCTGTAACTAAAGCGGTTACACAAGCTGTTGCGCAAGCTAAACAAGAAATTCAATATACAATTGTTCCTACTTCTTCTACAAATGGTACAGTTGATAATAGTAAGAGTCCTCGTGAAATTTCTATTGATGTTACAAATGTTAACAATGGTACATATACAAACACTCCTTAATAAGAGTGCATATATACGAAAAGGAGAGCAGTTTTGCTCTCCTTTTTTATTGCATACTTTCCATATAACTATTATATTTTTCTTCTGAAATTTTATCAAAATCTTTATCAATAATATCAAAAATACTACCAATAGCCACTTTCCATTTTTTAGAAATAAAATTATTTGAATTTACATCTTCTTCAACAATTTTCAATAATGAAGATGGTAATTCACCTTCTTCCATAAACTCATTTACATCTTCTTTTGTTAAAGAGTCTATAATTTTATTGTATGCTTCAACCTCTTCTTTAATTTCAGCTTCTTCTAATTGTTTTTGTCTTGTATCATAATCTTCAAGAACTTCCTGCCAATTAATTCCACATTCTTCAACGAATGGTGGTACTTCACCTGCCGATTTCCAAAATCTTATTTCTTTATCTTCAATAGTCATTAATTGTTCATATGTATCTTGGTCAGTTGGTTTGTAAGGTTCTCCTGAAACCAATTTTGATTGGTCAACAGTAAAATAATTTCTATCTTCTGGATTATTAATTAATATTTTATCTCTAATATCCTTAGAGAAACAAACTAATAATGGTTTGATACGTTTATTAAACTGTTCCAAATATTTTTGCACATTATATTCAGTATCTTCATCGCAAAATGTATCATTTTCATCTTCAACCACTTCATTATCAAGCAATATACAATTAAAAATTAATTCATCCTCTTCAGTTAAATTAGGGTATTCAACTTTAGCACACTCCACTTTATCTTTATAAACAGGTAAATCACGTTCATTATTTTTTACTTTTTTTCTATAAGCAGTCCACATTTTATCAACTTCCTTCGTAATTTCAACCTTTTCTTCACCTTCGATTGTGTAGTAATGTGTTACTCTTTTGACATCTGAATGTGATTTGGATTTTCCTGTGTTAATATAATATATTGCATCACCCATATGAACATTCAAATTATGTTTTATCGCTAATTCATACCAAGCTTGTCTTGCTTTTTTACTACCTGCTGCTGTAACGTTCCCACAATCTTTAATATATTCAGACAAATCTTTTTTAATTTTACCAACTGAAGCAATTTCTTTCAATGGTATTTTCAAATTATATATTTTATCAATATAATCATAATACATAATCAAAAATTCTTGCCCTTTACCAAATAATAATAAATCAATTGCTTTATTCATGAATTTTTCTATATACAATGGCATTTTTTTAGATTTAATTGTATTACCAACTAATTTTGTTTTACCATTTTCCAAATAATCAGCATAATTTTTACGAGAGAAATTAATAGTTGCTTGGGCATATTCATCAATACCAAGCCCCATTTTACCTCTCATGAATAAATCATTAAATTCAGCAACATCAGCTTCTACGCCATGATATTCTTGCCCTTCTTTTGTGTTACGATTAAGACCTTTTCCAATATAATGACGTTTATTTAGTTCTTCTTCAGGTGGCATTTGAAAGTTTACCCCATCAGTGTCCATTACAATAGGCTTATATCCTCTATCTTTAAACCACTTGTTCATTAATCTTAATGATTGTCTGCCAATACAAGTTGTTTTTTCAGCACACATTAAATCACCCCAATTAAATAAATTAGGAGCACCAAAACCACCAAAGAATGAATTACCAAATATTTTGAATGGCAACTGTTTTTTATCATTAGCTGATTCTTCAGATTCATATTTTTGAAGTTCTTCTTTTAACAGTTTTAATTCCTCAGTTGTTCCTAAAAAAGTTTCAATATATTCTTTTTTCTTTTTAGCCTTTTTGCCTGCAACGCTTTTCAAGCCTTTGAATTTTTCACGTTCAGATAAAATATATTCCAATAAGGCTAACATAACACCTGAAATATCTTCACCTGTTGAAATCATCCAACTTAAAATAATAGATGGATAAAGAGAATTATAGTCCAATTTAACAACTCTATCAACATATCCAACTGATAAAAGTCTTGATAAACCACCTGTAAATGCTCCAGATGATGCATATGATGGTAACGCAAGGTCATTTTCATAACTCCAAGCCAACATAATCATTTTCCATGTAGCTGCTGTACCCATTGTACACACTTTTCCAAAAGTCGTTGGAAGAAGTTTTCCCAATAAGAAATTAGACTGATTATATCTTAATTCTACTTTATCTGTTTCATATAAGTCATCCAACAAATATCTTTCAACAATATATCTTCCAGTTGTCTTTACATATATTTCGTTTGTTGAATTATCTTTGATAGTGCCATCTTCCAATAAAGTGTAACGAATTTTTTCTTCAGTAATTTCTTCAAATTTATTACCAGATGCAATTTCAGTTAATTTGTTTATTTCTTCTTCATGTTCTAATAATTCAGTTTTATCATGAATATAACTTTGAATTTCAGTGATTTTCTTTGAAGCGTTTTCAATTTCTTGTTCTGTATAAAAAGTTAACTGTTTCTTATCAATTACCTCATTATAAGTTTTGGAAAATGTCTTATCAGTTATTTTAAACCAGTGTCCATTTTCATCATTAAATGCATATTCATTTACAGTGTCAGCCCATGTAACATTAATATCATTACCTGGTACATAAACACGATTAGGCTTATTTAATTTAGAATATTTTGTGACATATTTCAAATCAGCTTTTTTCATATTACTGTCTTGTGCTTGCGCTCTTCTAACAGCATGTAATGAATCAGTTACATTAAATCCCCAAATTACTGTTGGGTAATAATATTCAATTTCACCGCCCAATTTAAGAACTGACTGTTTCTTTTTCTTATAAATTGATTTTGGAAAATATTTTGCACTTTCAATTTGCATAGAAGTTCCTAACAAAGCCAAACGTTTTATTAAAAAGTCCCAGTCAAAGTTCTCAGAGTTATGACCTGTTATAACATCAGGTTTTTCACTTCCAATTATTCTTAAACACTCTCTAATAGCTTCTAATTCATTTTGTAACCGTTCTTCACCTTCACCTGTAATCGTAATGATTTTTTCAAAACCCTTATTTGTTCTAATACCCACCTGATTGATAGCACATCTTTCCGCTTCCAAACCCTGGGTTTCCAAGTCCCATTCAAGACGTTTCAATTGGTCATAATCATCATATCCTTTGAATAACCGTTTACCCGTAGAAATCATAAATTGCTCAACAGGTGTAATTGCTAAAAATTCTTTACTACTTCCTGTTGAATTTTTATCATTAGAATATATTGGCTTTTTCCCTTCAACAAAGAATTGACTAAATTTTTTAAATGGCATTGAAAATTTAGCATAAAACATCACACGATAGCCATTTTCAAGACGTTCAGTAGTCTCCCCTTTGTTGTTGTAAATATTTAAGCCTTTAGTTGCAATACCATATTCAGCCATCTTCTTCATAAGCAGCTTTCTATCTCCACCATATAATTGTCTTGCTGCTGATTGTTTTGCCCACACAAAAGGATAAAACGCTTCACGTTTCATTCTTTTAATACCTTTTGCATCATTATATATAATGATAGCATCTTTATCATCATAACTGCACTCAATATTAATGATACGTTCCATTGGGTCATGCCCTTCAAGGAATTTATTGATTCTTTCAGAGGTTATTTTTTCTATCATAAATTACTATTTGATTTCTGTTTAAAAGTTAAGGTCACATTTCAATGACCATCATTTTTGCAAATATACAACTTAGTTTCAATTAAAGCCACAAAAAAATCGCATATATTTTACTACATGCGATTTTTAATATTATTTAATGATTTACTTTTTTATAACGCCATCCATGATATAAATCATCAATTCATCTTGGATTGGCATAATCAGTTCACCAACTGGGTATGTTTGTTCACCACTCACCAAATCGGGATTAAAGTTGATTTTAAATTGCCCTCGATATATACCAGGTTGTTTTGTGTCCCTTTCTTTCCATTCATATACAATTACAAATTCATCAACACAACTATTATTTTCACGTGGCACTATTGAAGCTTTTGCATTCGCAATTTTCATAATGCCATTGTCAACATTAGTCATTGAAAATGTGATAGAAGCGTTTTGTATTGCTTCATAAAATTTGTTAAAGTCATGTCTACCATCATTTATTAACTCCATTCTAAGATGTGGTAAGACCGAGTTTTTATTTATATAAAATTCTTGTGCCATATTAATTCATTGCTAAATCATTTTTTATTATACTATCTAATGGCATTACATTTCTATATATTGCTCGATTTTTAAAATCTACTGAGAAATCATATCTTATTAAATAATCTGAACCAATAATGCCAATTATTTCACGACCACAAGCACTTTTAATATTACTAATTACACCTCTCAAATCTGATGTCATAAATTGATGCTGTATTTTTACAGAATCACCCAATTCACCTATTATATATGATGCTTGTACATCTTTACCGCCTGAAACACCATGAATAGTCAAATCAATATATTTAATAAATTGAAAATCATTTTTATGCTTCAAATAGTAAGTTTCATCTATTAATGACATATTAGCTCCTGTATCAATAATAAAATATTTTTCTTCACCATTAACAGGAATATTTGTTATTGGTGTGTTTATGCCATCGTTTTCAGTCTGTTCGAAATAATATAAGAAATCAGTATTTTTCTTTCCATTATCACATGATGTTATACATAATGTACATAACATTGATAGCACTAAAAACAGTTTTACAATTTTTCTTTTCATATCTTTTTATATTGTTTGCAAAATTAAAAATTTAATATATAATTTCCAAATTTTAGAAGTTAATAATATTAAATTACTCCTAATATAAATAGCTTTTTTTAAAGCATAAAATAAAACTATTTATATAAAAACATTATAAAATGGCAATTGATAATGAAAAGAAAAAATTATTTCATCAGGTAAGAACTCGTTTAGGTGCAGGTGTAAGAGGTGTTGAAATTACTGATGACATGCTATGTGATTTGTTAGAAATGTGTGTTAATGATTATGCTGAGAAAGTACAAAATTGGATAATCGAAAACCAATGGGCTAGCTTATATGGTAAAAATTTATCATCAACTGATATGGCATTTGCATTATCAGTTAGAACATTAGATTATATGAAAGATTATTCTTATTGGTTTTCCAAAGAAGTTGGTTTACAACAAAGAGGACCTTGGGAATTAAAAAAAGATTATGTTGAAGTTGAAAAAGGTAAACAAGTTTATATTATACCAGCGGGTAGAGAAATAAATAAAGTACTTTATACAACCCCCCCAACTTCACAAGCAGCTTTATTTGCTAATTATGCAGGTATTGATGTTGGTTTTGGTGGTGGTTATGCTCAGATTGGCGGTGGTGGAGTTGGCTCAGGACCTATTGGTGGATTTTATACAATGCCAGCATATGATACTGTATTATTATCTGCTGACTTAGCATACAAAAACCGATTATTAAGGTCTGATTTAACTTATAAAGTAACAGCAGGACCAAATGGTACTAAATTATTACATTTATTATCTACTCCTGGTTCTAACTTATCATTTGGCTTTTCTGGTCCTGGAATTGGTGTTGGTGCAGGTTTATGGGGAATGGTAGGATGTCAGGTATGGTACACTTATTATGATGTAAATCCTGGGGATGAAGATGAATGTAGAAAGCAAAACCCTGATTTATTAATATCTCCTGACCAAGTACCTTTGGAAGAGATGGATTATTCATATTTAAACAGCCCAACTAAAACAATTGTACGTCAGTTATTGGTGGCAGAAGCAGCCCATACATTAGGTTTAGCTAGAGGTAAAAATTCTGGTAAAATTTCTATACCAATGGCAGAAATGCAAATGGATTATCAAATGTTATTAAATTTTGGTACAGATGAAAAGAAAAACGTAATGCAAAAATTAGAAGAGAGACTGTTAAGAATGTCACCTTCTGAAGTCATGAAGAAACAAGCTGAAATTGTTGAAGCAGCTATGCAAGCAAAACGTGGAGTACCACTTGGTTTATATGTAATATAAAATAAGGGAGCAACTGCTCCCTTATATCTTTATACCCAAGACATTAACAATCCTCTTTTGGCTAAAATTAATTCAACATCCACTAATGGCATACCAAAATGAAATACTAAACGACCCTCTTCAGGATATTCAAAATCAGGGTCATTATCAGGATTATCTAGGTTTTCAGAAGCCAATGCAATACAATTATCTCTACAATCTTGCATTGAAAAGCACATATTATCTTGCGCCAAATCAAATTTTATATTATAAATTTTTAATTCCTTTATAATTTCATATTGAGAATCTTCAAATAAAAAATCACCTGCAATACCACTAGGTTTTTCTTCAAAACCTTCAGCCCAAAATGATTCTTTTTGCGCATCATCGCCAAATAAAAATTGATACAATCTTCTACCATCCACATCAGTTCCTTTTTCCCTAACATATAGAAGTCTCATATCATCATAATTTTCAACATCATCTAACATATTATATATCAATTACTTTGTTATTTTTAATAAAATTGATAAAGACCATTGCACAAGCTTCTGCATCAGCAAGAGCATTATGATAATTTTTTAAATCATAGCCAATATCTTCACATAATATATTTAGTTTGTGTGAATCTAAATGTTTATTATATTTTCTTGATAATTTTAATGTATCAATATATTGATAATCATTGTTAGTATCAAATGCTCTTGAACAAGCATTAATGCAGCTTTTCTCAAATGCAGCATTATGAGCAACAATTGGTGAATTACCAATCATTTTATCTACTTTTTCCCACACTTCAGGAAATTTAGGGGAATTTTTAACATCTTTATATTGCAGTCCATGAGCAGCAACACAATGTTTTTCAAAATATTTTGTCTGTGGATTTATTAAACTATAAAATTTATCTACAATTTTACAGTTCTCTATTATAACAACACCAACAGAACACACAGTTTCACGATAACCATTTGCGGTTTCAAAATCTATTACTGCAAACCTATTGTTTGTTTTTCTTTTTACCATACATTTTTAAATCTTTTAAAATTTCTGAATTAATTAGTTCTTCCATTTTTGGTGAAAGTTTTCCATATGAGTTTAAACCACAATTAAATGTAGTTGATTCAGAAAGAATTTTTTCAACATCTTTTAGAGTTAGTACTCTAAATACATTACTTTTCATTTTCGCTTTTTATAACTGCTTTTATTATATCTTCTTTGGACATTACCTTTTCCCACATTTCAAGGGAAATATCATCATCGAATAGTTGATAATAAACAGTCACATCTTCTGTTTGTGATAAACGGTGTACTCTATCCATAACTTGCCAATTATCAGATGGAACCCATGAATAAGAATTAAATATACAAATATGGCTTTTTGTCAATGTAATACCAACCCCTGAAGCAAGAATTTGACCTATGAAAACTTTCTTTTTGGGGTTATTCATAAATTCATATTCAGCTTTATCTTTTTGTACATTAGTTTTCTTACCATCATAAACAACAGCCATATCACCAAAATGCTCTTTAAATTTTTTTACTTCATTTTCAAAACAACAAACAATTAACACTTTTTCACCATCTTCAATATGTTCTTCTGCTAATGAAATTGTATTCTCAATCATTTTATTGGCTAAATATCTTCTCACAAGACCACCTTCAATGAGTTCTTGATATTTAGAAACATCAACACCTGTTAAATATTGTGCATTTAAATAATCTTGCCATAATTTACGATATTCAACCATTTCATCATCAGTTAAAGTGTAATAACGAGTAAAAATGGTTTTTTTAACCATTCCAGGAATATCTTTTTGTAATCGCCTAATATATAAATGTTTAATTTTTTCTCTTAATTCATCCAAATTACTTGCACCATCACAAATTTTTATCTTAGTCCCATCAGATTTATTTATAGTTTTTGCATCACAAAATCTATCCATATAATAATCGTAATTTTTTGCTATATCAGCATCAATTAATTTTAAAATGTGATATAAATTAAGTGGTCTATTTGTCAATGGAGTTCCTGTTATACAATATATTGCTTTTGGCTTTGTTCTATTTAAAAAATCATCTAATGTTTTATATCTGGTTGAAGTATTATTAGCCAATTTTTGTACTTCATCAATAATAACCAAATCAAATTGAGAAAGAAACAATTGGCTCCTAGATAAAGCTTCTTTGATTACTTCTTTTTTACGAGATTTTCTCATTTTTGGCTCCATTTCTCCATTTTTTCCCTTTTTACCTTTGCATTTGACCATTATAGGAACTTTGATTTTTTTATTTTTCCCATTTTCGTCTTTATATGTTTCAATTCTATAATCAGGTTCTAATGGAATATGATAAAAATTATCCAATATATCATAATTTATTACAGTATATTGTTTGTCTGACACCCATTTTTTACCAAAAATAATACCAATGTTATCTGGATTTGTATAATAAGATAATTCTCGTTTCCAAGTACCTTTTAAAGATGCAGGACATATAATTAACACTTTTTTATATCCACCTGCCATAGATGCCACGATAGCTGAAGTAGTTTTTCCGAGACCTTGTTCATCCGCAAGAATGGCTTTATTTCTTGTTATTAGGAACTTTACTGCTTCTTCTTGATGTGGCTTCAATGAACGATTCAAATTGGCTGTAAGCGCATTATATGGAGCAAAATCAATGTCATTCGTTTGATAATCTTTAACAAAAATATCATCCATTAATGCTTTTTTAGGAACAAATGTTAATAATGGTTCTATTACTGATTTTCTATATCTTACATAACAATGATAACTATCACCCATCTCGCCTATAATAGACATTATAAGTAACTTTTCAGGAATAAAATCTAAATCGTTTTTATCTGCAAATGATTTTCCAAACCAATCTGTTATTTTAATGGTTTTGTTTACCTTTATAGGAGCATACTGATAATTTTCCAATATATATTTTATATCAAACTCTGATAATTTTCGATAGCCTTTATCTGAAAGGTTCTTCAGATAAGTTACATATAAATTAGTTCCATCATAATTCTTTATGATGGAGTATGCTTCTTCTATTTTAGATACACTAATTGCCATTATTTTAAACCATGTTTTTGCAAATATACGACTTATTCATCATATTTACAACTATTTATTTTAAAATATTCGATATGGCTAAAGTAATTTTTGCCCCTAATAAACTTGATAAAAATAAATTTACAATATTTTTAGCTGGTAGTATAGATATGGGGAAAGCTAAAGATTGGCAACAAGAAATTGAAGATAAATTAAAAGATGAAGATGTCATACTTTTTAACCCACGTAGACCTGATTGGGATTCATCATGGGAAGAATCAATCACAAACCCACAATTTAGAGAACAAGTGGAATGGGAACTAAATGCTTTAGAAGAAGCTGATATGATTGTTGTTTATTTTGACCCTAAAGGAAAAGCCCCTATTACATTAATGGAACTTGGTTTACATAAAGATGACAAAATTGTTGTATGTTGTCCTGAAGGTTATCATAAAAAAGGTAATGTAGATGTTGTTTGTCACAAATACAACATAAAACAAGTAGATGATATAGATGGATTGGTTAAAGAAATAAAAACTGAAGCATTTACCTTAGATGAATCTATTTGTAATAAGTTTAAACAATTGATTAAATAATGAGTAATATAATACCAATTAACAGAAATAATAAGTTTTTCTCAAAAGAAGATTTTGATTTTGAGTTAGAACTTGGGATGGAATATCTTCAAGAAGATGTCAATCAAAGTATTATTCTCTATGAAGTCGATTTAGAAGCCACTAATATGAATGCTGTTTATAAAGAATCTAATCGTAATAATATTAGATTTAAAACCCCAAAAGAATTAACAGTCATATACGAAATAGAAGCACCAAGAACAAAATCATATGAAAATAAAACAAGTGGTGGTATTTATTCAATTAATGGTAATTTAAAAGTTGGTGTGTTTCAAAAAACTTTAAATGACCAAAATTGTGAAATCAAAAGGGGCGACTATATTGGAATTGCTATTGATTCAGAAAGAATGGCATATTTTGTTGTTACTGATGATGGAAAATTGAACACTGATAATGCGCATACAATGTGGGGAACAAAACCAATATTTAGAAGTATTGAAGCCACCCCAGTAGATAATAATGAATTTAACGGAATGTAAAATGCCTAGACAATTTTTAAATAAAATGAAACTTCGTGAAAAAGCTATTGGTAGAGATAGAAGGGAGAATTTTGCAAAAGAAATTCTTTACAAAGACACTCCACTTCCTAAACCATTAGAATATACTGATATTGATGCATCATTTAAAGATTTTGTGAGTGATACATTAGATATTGCATATGAGGGCAAAAGATTACCAACATTCACATTATTTAGCAATCAGCGTTTTTCTGAATATTCCCAAACATGGGAACATGTTGATGAAAACAGAAATTTATTAATGAATTTTAAAACAATAAGCCGTGAAAATAATCCTAGATTTGGAGAAAATCAAGGTGGGTTATGGAACATACCAGGAGAAAGACATTATACAATATTAACAAAAACGGTTCTTGATGATAATGGTACTGAAAGTTTTGAAAGATATTCTATGAAACAACCTTATGCTGTTGATTTAATTTATAATATTAATTTGATAACTAATAAATATGAACTGATTAATAAATTCAATGCACTTGTTAATGAAGCTTTTAAAGCAAGACAATGCTATATTAGACCAAATGGGCATTTCATTCCAATGATATTAGATGAAATTTCAGATGAAAGTGAATATAGTATTGAGGACCGTAAGTTCTTTTCTCAAACTTTTACTATTAAAGTAATGGCATATATTATTCATGAAAAAGATTTTCAAGTAGAATCCTACCCAAAAAGAATAATGGTGGTATATGATGGAGATGCTAAAAAGAAAAAGCCAAATGTTGATATTGAAGAATTAGATGATATTAATTATGAAAATAAAAGAATTGACATTTCAATTGATTTCCCTGAATTTATTGAAACTGTAACATTTACAATTGATTGCGATGTCAATGTTGAAAAATCTACATTGGATAATATAAGATATTATAGATTAAATGTTAATGGAACACCAATATTTCCAGAAAAAGGATTTATATTAAAAGAAAATGATGAAGTTAAATTAAGAATTTTTAAATTTGACATTTCACAACCTTCAAAGTTAATGTTTCATGGATATGACCCAAATATTCGTTTAAAGAAAAACTACACTCCTGAATTAGTAAGTGATGAAAAATCTAATTATGAAGAGATTATTGTTGACTAAGAACTTTATATATATTATTTTTTAAATAAAAATGGATTTAAAATTATACGAAATAATAAATTTAGAACAGGCAATTGATGAATTAATTAAATATGATTTATCTTTTACATTTAAAGTTTCATTAGATATAATGCGGAACAAGGAAGCTTGTAAAAATATTACTGATTTATTTTTCAACAGAATGTCAAAAATATTTGATAGTTATGAAAAATTATATGATGCATCTTTAAGAACTGAAGAAGAATCTATTATATTTAATGAAGCTTTGAATACGACTGTTGATGTACACATTAAACAATTATCTGTTAATGATATAGTAATTGAAGATAATGTTAAAGTAAAATTAGTTTTATTTAATAATCTAAAACCAATGTTAATAGATTATTAACATGAATTTAGCCTGTGTTTTTGTAATTACAATAGATATTTATATTAAAATAAAATATAAAAGAACATATGGCAACAAATAATAATAGTGCAAGACAGACACATGTTAGCCCTGGTATATATACTAAAGAAACTGATTTAACTTATGCCGTTAAATCATTAGGTATTACAACTTTAGGACTAGTAGGTGAAACTGTGAAAGGACCAGCCTTTCAACCACTTTTAATTGAAAATTGGAACCAATTCACTAACTATTTTGGTGGCACTAATCCATCACAATTTAAAGGTAGTGGATATTTGAAATATGAAGCTCCATATATCGCAAAATCATATTTAAGACAATCTAATCAATTGTATGTCACACGTGTATTAGGTCTTTCAGGATATAACGCTGGTCCTGCATGGGCTATTACTGCATATGCGCCAGCAGGTAAAGATGGTAAAGATATGTTAATTGCTATCTTACGTTCAAGAGGTGAATATCAAAAAACTGCTTTTGTTTCAACTGCAACTGAAGAACAATGTGAAGATGTTTACGAATATGATAAATTAGTTTATTATGTTAGTGATGTTGATAATGTATCATTAGTTCCAAGTAAAACATTTAATTTAGGCTCAGGATGTGATAAGTTCTTTGGAGTTACAACTGACCCATCAGGTGATTCATACTTCAATGTAAGCCAAATAAATTATGGTAAATTCACTATTTCTGGTACTACTGATAAAGGTATGACTTTCTCATATGCAGTGTCTTTAAATCCAGGTGATAAAAACTATATTATCAATGTATTAGGTACTCAACAAGATATTGGTGACACCGAATTATATGTTGAAGAATTATATGATGTAGCTTTAGTACAGTTAATCGAAAGTGGTGATATTACAGGTATTAACAAACAAATGGTAGGCTTCCCACCAATTAAAGTTACTCCAGCATACGCTTCATGTAATGATTTATTATTAGAAGATGAACAACTTTTAACCAAAAGAGATATTGGTAAACGTTTCTTAGCAACTCAGGACTCAATTAACCCTGAAACTAAAAAAATGTGGAATGTTCACAAAACTACTGATAATGGCGTGAGTTATGTGGTAACTCCAGCGGTTGCAGGTAACATTTATCAAGTAATTTCATTTGTAACAACAGCAGGTACACGTGAATATTATTACAATGAAACAGGTGAAAAATTAGGAGATGCAACTCCTGATGAACAAAATGTATTGACTGAAGCTGTTGAAGTTTTATCAGATAATTTATTCTATGTTAAAGATGGCAAAAATATAAACCCAATTACTTGTGATTTAAATAATTACAAAGAACAGTATAGATTTGCTTCTACTCCTTGGATTGTTTCTGAATTGAAAGGTGATGCCCAAAATGTAGAATTAGTTAAATTATTCAGATTCCATACAATATCAGATGGTAATGCTTCTAACATACAAATTAAAGTATCTATCGAAAACATTAAGCCTGATGATGGTTTATTTGATGTTGTAATCAGAAGTTTTTATGATACTGATTCATCTCCTGTTGTTTTGGAAAGATATGGCAAATGTAATTTAGTTCCTGGAACTGCAAATTATATAGGTTTAAAAATAGGTACTTCTGATGGAAATTATGTTACAAAATCTAACTATGTGACTGTTGAAGTTAATGAAAATGATAGAGTAAAATCATCAATTCCATGTGGTTTCTTAGGTTATCCTGTTAGAGATTATTCAGGCTTAGTTCCTGGAAATGGTGTTACTGGAACGGTTAAACAACCATTATTACAATATAATGTTAATATTGATGAAGATATAAGAGCTAAGAAACAATACTTTGGTTTATCTAATTTAGTGGGTATTGATGAAGATATTTTATCATATAAAGGTGTTGAAGCATATAATGGTTTACCACAAGGGTTAACACCATCTTTCCATTTAGATTCACGTCTTGTATCTAAAGAAGATTTATCAACAGGAACAACAAGCTTTACACAAGTTGTTACAGTTGATGGGGAAACAGGCTATACTTGGGTAACTGTAAATAGAAATAATGTGACTTCTGAAGGTATTGAACCTCGTATTGGTACTGATGCATTGATGCAAGGAACAATATATGAAGATATTAATTATCGTAAATTTACTGTTCTTCCTTATGGTGGCTTTGATGGATGGGATGTTTATCGTACTTCAAGAACAATAACTGATGATTTCAAATATAACAAATATAAAGGAAGTATTAATACTAAGAGTGGTGTAGGTGCAAACTTCTCTATCATAAATGACCCTGTGACTTATAATTTTGATAGTGGAACAAAAGCAATTACTTCTGACTGGTACGCTTATTTATCAGCAATAAGAACATTTGCTAATCCTAAAACTATTGATATTAACGTTCTTGCAACTCCTGGTATTGACTATGTTAACAACCAAATGTTAGTTGAAGAAGTTATTTCTATGGTTGAAGATGAAAGAGCCGATTCAGTATATGTTGTAACAACTCCTGATAAACCTTTTGGTGCATCTGATAGTGTTAGTGACATGTTTACTCCTGATGAAGCCGTTTCCAATTTAGAAGAAACAGGTATTGATAGTAACTACACATGTTCTTATTATCCAAATATTCAGTACTTTGATGCTGATAACAATGTATATGTTTATTTACCACCCACAAAAGATGTTGTAAGAAATTTTGCATTAACAGATAATACAGCTTATCCTTGGTTTGCACCAGCTGGCTGGGATAGAGGTGGAATTGATGGGGTAAAACCAAAGAAAACTCTTAAACTTGATGAACAAGACACTTTATATACAGGTGGATTGAATTTCGTTCAAAGTTTTGCACAAGAAGGCTTTAGACTTTGGGGACAAAAAAACTTCCAAATTGCAGATACTCAAATGAACAGAATTGCTACAAGACGTTTGTTATTACAATTGAGAAAATTAATTTCTATTGCTTGTATCAAATTGATATTTGAGCCTAATGATAATACAACTAAAGAAACATTCAAATCATTGGTTAACCCAATTTTGGAAAATGTTTTCAATAATAGAGGTATATCAGACTTTAGAATTGATGTTGATGATTCAGTAGAAGCTCGTGATAGACATGAATTACCTGCAAAAATTTGGATTAAACCAATTGGTGCATTAGAGTATATTGATATTAACTTTATGATTACTCCTGAAGGTGCTAGTTTTGATGATTATTAATAGAAACAAATTAATATAAACAATAAGGGTGGGCTTAATCAACTCACCCTTTGTTATTTAAAAATATTTAAATAATCTTAAAGATATTTATTTATAAATAAGTTAGATTATGTCTCATAAAGAATCTCTTAATGAAGAAATAATATCAAAAATCAAAAAAGAATTACATAAAGATATGGACAATTCAACAAAGAAAACTATTGAAGAAATCAAAAATATTATAGGAAAAAAACAAACATTAGAAAGTGTTATTTTTTCTGAAGATGATGAAGAAATGGATGCTCAATCTTTAGGTGGTGAAATACCTACTGATATGGGACAACCTGAGCCACAAATACCACATACTGATAAAGGAATGGATGATGGAAATAATGACATGTCATCAATTGGAGAATTGATGCCTGACATCCAAAATAAAGTAAATACCATTAGACGTATGGCTTTAGAAGGAGTGACAAAATTAGCTGATAAACCATTATCACCTGAATACGACTTTTTTAAAAAAATATTTATGGATTGCGATAAACTATTTGTGAATAAAGACAAAATAAAACAATAATATGTTATTCAAAAAATCAAAATTTGAATAATTATATATAAATAATAAAATTAAATTAAAGACAAATATGAGCGATTTATTAATAAAAATGCCACTTGAATATGAACCATTAAAAAAGAATAGATTCTTATTCAGATTTCCATCTGATTTAGGCATTCAAGAATGGTGGGTAGCTTCAGGTTCAAGACCAACAATCTCTCAAAATGAAGTAGAAATTCCTTTCTTAAATACATCTAACTGGGTTATTGGTAGATATATATGGGAAGCAATTACAATTACATTAAGAGACCCAATAGGACCTTCAGCTTCACAAGCTGTTATGGAATGGGTTCGTTTACATTCTGAATCAGTTACAGGTAGACAAGGCTATGCGGTTGCATATAAAAGAGATATTGTTCTTGAAATGTTAGACCCAACAGGTGTTGTTGTTTCTCAATGGATTATCAAAAATGCTATGTTGACTAATGTTAACTTTGGTGAATTATCTTATGATGATGATGGTATTGCAGATATTACAATGACAATCAGACCTCAATACTGTATTTTAAGTTTCTAATATTAAGAAAAAATATTAATAAGAGTAAGAATTGACTTACTCTTATTTTTTTTTTTTCACATACTCAACACCCAAATACTATCTTTGTTAATTACACAATAATCAACTATTTTATCATTATTATCAACATTTATTTTGTTTTTTATATATTCTATATCATTTTCTGGAATTGTATCATTTACTTCTTCATTTGGTATTTCTACTATATTTTCTGACACTTTCACATCTTCTAACATTTCATTTGGCACACAACTAATGAAATTTATAATACACAATATTGAAATTATTATTTTTCTCATAATTCATTTTGTTAGTTAAGTAGGTAAGAATGTTACCCACTTATTTATTTACTTTATATGGTTTCAAATTAAACTCTTCCGCTTCCACTGAAATCTTATATTCCATCTTGGGATTCAGGTTCACAATGTTGTTTCCCGTATTCAGTTCTATATCACTGACCTTTCTTCCGTCTTGGAAGCATGAAACAACTCCCGTTTCTGTTGCATCATCCTTTATATTGATGATTAACTTTCCCTTATCCAAACGAATATCAATGGGATTGGGTGACACATAACCAAAATATGTCAGGTTCTTGGATAACCCCCACTGTTTGTCATACTTATAATTCAAATAATATTTCTTGCTTGGTGCGACAATCTTTGCATCCTTAAACTTCATGCCAAATGAATTTTCTGCAATCTTTGGTTGCGTTGCAGAGGTTACAATGATGCTGTCAAGATTGGTATTTATCGCTCTATCCTTGATAATGTCAGAATTGAAAGCATTCTCGCCAATGGATTCAAGATTTTCAGGAAGATAAATTCTTGTTGATATGGTATTGACAAACGCATTATCCTTAATCGTTTTAAGGTTCTTCAAGTTGGAGAGGTAGATATAACCATCGAATAAGTCGTTCCAAAAACGTTTTGCGTTTGGTTTATCAGGATTTCCACTACCATTGTGAGACGAATCATCCCATTGTTCTTCTGAATCCAAGTAAAGGTCAATGATGTTCGCAAGAGCATACTCACCTATTGAAGTTATATTCTTCGGTAAGATGATTGTCTTATATTGAGGTTTCTTGTTTAATTTCTTGTTGTTATAACTTTTATCAAAGGCATAAGGTGGCAGCTCACCATCAGGATATTCATGATAGCCGTTTAGAGTACCATTTTCGCCCTTATAACCACGAATTTCAATATCACCACACATTCTAACTTCATACAAGTTTGGAAGGCTGTCACGCATGAATTTGAAGTCCTCTGCTGTCAGGTATGTATGATGCCAAGTACCATCTTCAGGATTCTGCCAATCACCATAAATAAGCGTTTTAATTGTTTTCTTATAATCTTCATAATTTGGTTCAATACCATATTCATCCCAATAACCTTCACTTGGGTTATACCAAGTTTGCACTCTATATTGAAGTGATTCATGAGGATATTTTTCACCCATCATAATCATTGCACTTCCCCATCCAGGTCCATTACCAAGGTCAAATTCTTCATCCCCTTTTGTATTCGGGTTTAATCCTCTTGTGTTGACATTATCAATCTTGTACGTTTCAATCTTCATGGACGAAGTTTGTGCATTTGCCAATGGAAGCACAAGCATTCCAAAGAGCAATGTAAAAAGCAGTTTCTTAATCATATAATATTAATTTAAAAGTTATATATTATTTATACTGTCTATATTATCTATTGTTGTGGGTACATTTTGTACCACATCTTGTATTACATTTTGTCAATACACATATTCAATCAAGTAATATCCTTTTGAGTAAGAACTATTTTTTTTATTGATTTTTTTCAATAGATTACCTTCATAAATGTAATCGAAAGTATCGTCTTTCATATCCTGATATGAAATAAGATTATTTGGTTTATTGCCACACCATTCAGTTGCAAACAGTATATGTTCATTATAGGGAGAATTATAATGCTTTATCAATGATGATAAATTAATGTTGGTATTATTGGCTTTATTACCATAATGAATATCAAAAGTTTGTGTAATACCATCATCATTGGTATAATGATACTTAATCATATTGCCATTTTCCCAAGTATATTCCTCATAGTTATGGATTTTATACCGATTACCGCCTTTTTCCTCAGATACAAGGTCAATACTCTTCAACTCCCCACTATCATAATATGTAAGTGTACCAACAGTTGTAACACGTTCCCCATTTAATCCATAGATATACAACCTTGTCATATATCCTTGTTTGTTAAAAGTAAATTCACATTTAGAGTTGAGAACTTGCTTACCATTCACATAAGAAATGAATTGATACCGATTATTGATGATGGTAAATGTTTCCACAGCTTTATATTTGAAATTCTGATAAAACTCTTTCCGTACTTCAATCAGGTTTCCATCATCATCATACTTGAAATGATACCACTTATCCCCTTTGTTGCCAACCTCTTTTTGAGTAAAAGCATTAACCCAATGTATGCTTTTCACCAAATATTCACCTCTATTATTTGTTTTTTGGGCGAATAGACTAAAACTAATACAGATTACTGTTACAATTAATAAAATTCTTTTCATATTCTATGGTTTTTAAAAATTTTGATATGCAAATATACAAGATATTTTTTTAATCTACAAATATTATTAGTTAAATAATATAAAAAAATTCATTTTGAAGTATATATTATTATAATAAGATAGACAATGAAGCAAGTAAAAAATAAAATTATCAGTCAAAAGTACCCTTCTAAAAAAAGAAATAAGCCAAGATGTAAAAAACGTTCACACCCTCAATATGGAACATCTAACTTAGAAAGAAGATTTGCATCTGATTATTTAGATGTTTTAGGAGTGGAATATGTTTATCAGTTTGAAGCTAAAGATATTGGGCGATTTTATGATTTTTATTTACCTAATGATAATTTAATAATTGAAGTTGATGGAGATTATTATCATTCATATGGTTTAACATATGAACAAATGTGCCCTATGCAGAAACGAAATAAACGAGTTGATGAACTAAAAGATAAATGGGCATTAATGCATAGTATTCCAATTTTACGTTTCTGGGAACATGATATAAATGATAATCCAGAGTTTGTATTTAAAAAATTAAAAGAAATGATACAAATACAATCAAAAAATAAAATAATGATGGAGAAAAAGAAAAAACCACATTAAATATTGATTTTTAATATATTATAAATTACTTTTTAAGTAAAAATATATAACATGGAAGGTATTTTGTATGCACCATATGTTGATTATAATAGTACTGATTCTTTTGATTATAAGAATCAGGCATATGATGAAAATTATATGGATTATTTACGAAAAGAATATGTAAAATATAAATTTACAATTGATACGGTTACAAAAGCTAGTTTAGTTGATGATAGGGTTTCAATGATAAATTCATTAGCAAATAATCGTAAAGAAAATGTTAATCCAAATAATAAAATACATTATAGTTATTATCAAGCCCCTGTAAAATTGTTAGACATTTATAGTGATTCAGAAAGTTTTGATAAATTATTATACTATTTCAAATCAGGAGAAATGTTTCCATTGATTATTGAATTTTTTGATATTCAAAAAGTTCCTGAATTAGAAAGTGATTTCAAAATGTGGGTGAGAGAAACTAATAAAATAAACACAGCAAGAGGGTTAACAGATGTAGAAAGACTTAAATATCTTCCTGTAAAGGATTTGAAAGTATCTTTTGGACCAAATTCAAATGCAGTGTTAGAAAAATGTAAATTGCTTGAAGTATATTCAGTGAATACTTATGCAGTATCAGTTAATAAAATTATATTTGTAAGATAAAAATGGCTAAAACAGAAGAACAAAGAAAAAAAGAGTTGGCAATATTAAAAGCCACTAATGAATTGTTGGCAGAAAGTAAAGAGGAAACTCTTTTAAGAGGACATAAAGATGAAGCTGAATTAATTGAAAAAGCTTCATTAGAAAATAAAAGTAAGTTAAAACTTTTGGGTGCTGATGAAAAAGATTTAGAAAATATTCAATATAAAGAACCATCTTCAGAAGAGGTGGCTAAATTTGAAAGATATTGCAAAAATAGAGGAATTGACCCTAATAGTGTTTATAATAAGTCGTTAATAAATACAGTTGAAAGTTCTGCTTCTTCAATATCAACTATTGAACAATCTGATTTGGTTGAATCAATTATTACTCCTGAAGAAACTGAATATAATTTAGAGGTATCAGATGAATATTCATCTGATGTTCAATATGATGTTTTACCATTACCTTCAAATGGTGAAACTTATTCACATAAAAAAAACAGATTACCTGTTTCATTTCTAACAGCATCCGATGAAGATTTTATCACATCACCTAATTTATATAGAGATGGAAAAATAATTGATGTATTGTTGAAACGTAAAATAATGGATAAAACTATTGACCCTAACAGCTTATGTAAAGGTGATAGAGATGCTATTATATTATGGTTAAGAGCAACAGGTTATGGACCAGAATTTCCAATTACTGTACATGACCCTGAACTTGATACAGAATATGAAACAGTAATTGATTTAACAAAAATTGAGACAAAACCTTTTACATTGAAAGGGGATGCTAATGGTAACTTTGATTATCAAACAAAATCAGGTAATTTAATCAAATTTAAATTTTTGAATCATTATGATGAACTTAGATTGATTGAAATGTCACGTGAAGATAATTTAAATGTTAAACGTTTCAGATTAAACAGAATTGTAGAAGAACTTAAAACTGAATTGAAAAATGATAAAGTTCTAAGTCTAAATGACCGAAATAAACTATCAGCTAGTATTGGAACAATTGATAGTTGGTCTAAAAATATTAAGACTAAAAATATTGTTGAACAAGAAAGAGCAATTACCAATACAATGTTATTAAGTATTGTAGCAGTTAATGGTAACAGTGACAAGGATTATATTAAAAAATATGTTAATACTATGCCAGCTCGTGAAGCGTTTAATTTTAGAAAATATATTATACAGAACGAGCCTGGTATGAACTTTGAAATAACTGTTAACAGACCAGAGAATCTCGGAGGTGGTTCTTTCAAAACCTTTCTTAACATCGACACTTCTATTTTCATCAATATCGCCTAATTATGAAGCGATTTTAAAAGAAGAATTATGGGGATGTCACAAATATATGGGTTTTTCAATCACTGAACTTAAAAACATGACAATCAGAGATAGAAAAACATATATAAGAAAACATAATGGAGAACAAATGAAAAAACAAACTGATTTAAAAAACAGAGGAAGTAAAACATCAAATAATACAGCCCTTATGAATCAGGTTGCTAGAATGAGACAAGAAGAAAATACTAATATGTCAAATAATATGAAAGCTGCTACATAATGGCAGCTTTTATTATTTGTAATAAACAGAATACTAAATATTTATTTTAAACAAAAGTAGCACGTATATGGTATATGATAAAAGTTATTATGAATTACTATTATTAATTGAGAATAAAATACAATCAATTGAAAGTAAAAGTCAAGAAGTCGCTTTACCTGATAATCTTAGAGTACAATTAGAAAATATCAAACAAGCAGCCGATTCAGCTTATCAAGAAATAGAAAAATTAAGATTGCAAAGTGGTCTTGATGAAGATAGTTATGCTAATGTTGTCGAAAAATATGAAAGAATACAAGATTTATCTAAACAAATTTCTGCTTTACAACAAGCCAGTAATGGTAATAATCAATTAGCAGCTAATGAATTAATAAAACTAAATGCCGAACTTCTAAAATTAACAGGAGATATTGGAGATGAATTAGGGATGCAAGGGTCTTCTACTTCTGATATTATTCAAAATGCCACTGATTTATATGATAAATATAAAGACCAAAAAGATATTCTGGAATTACAACGTAGAGAACTTATTAAAATTGAACGTGAGCAAAATAAGATATTAGAACAAACTAAAGAATGGAAAAAAAATGTTGATGGTATTAAAAAAGGTTATCAACAATTTACAAGTGCTCTTAAAAAATCTTTTAATGTAATCAAGGATTATACTGAATTTTGGCGTAAACAAGATGAACAAATAACCAAAATGGTTGCTACTTTTGGTTTAACTAATGATGAACTTAAAAAATATCGTGATGCTTCTTATAAAGCAGGTGTTGAATTAGCTTTTCAATATGGTAAAACACAAGAAGATATGGTAAAACTTCAACAAGGTTATGCTGAAGCTACTGGAAAAAATATTGTGTTGACAAAAGATAATTATGAAGCTCAATTTCAACTACAACAATTAATGGGGGATGAAAATTCTTTAGCTTTTACAAGCGGAATTGAACAATTTGGAGTTGGAATCAATGATGCAAGAGATAGATTGTATGAAATATACAAATTAAATAAAACGACAGGAGTTTCATGGTCAAAAACATCTAAAGAATTAAACAATAATTTAAAATTAGCTCAAAAATATAATTTTAAAGGCGGTTTAGATAATATGATGAAAATGACTGTATGGGCTAACAAGATGAAAATCAATATGCAAACTATTGGTAGCATTGCTGATAAAATATCTAATCCTGAAGGTGCTATTGAAACTGCTGCAAAATTACAAGTATTGGGTGGCGCATTTGCAACAATGGCTAATCCATTACAAATGTTATATGAATCTTTAGATGATGTTGGTGGTTTAGCTCAAAGAGTTGAAAAAATGTTTGATGGTATTGGACGTTTTGATAGAGATTTAGGTGAAGTGAGAATAGCTGGACCTGACCGTTTACGTGTCAAAGCTGCTGCTGAAGCAATGGGAATGTCTTATGAAGAAGCTATGAACATTGTTAATAATAAAGCGAAACGTGGCGCAGTTGAACAAGATGTTAAATTTAATCCTGAAATAACAAAAGATAATCGAGACTTTTTAGCAACTTTAGCTCAATGGAATAATGACAAAAAACAATTTGAAGTTAGAACTTATGATGAAAAGAATAGACAATATATAAATCGTAATATTAATGAATTATCAAATGAAGAAATTGAAAAATTAAGACAAGAACCTGATGATGATATAAGAAAATTAGTTGAAAATACTTTTTCTATTAATGCCAACATTGATAAATTGGTTAATGGTGCTAAGATGGCATTAGCTGCAACACAAGAAGATAAATATGGAGATACATTAAGAAATCAGTTAAAAAATGGTAATGATATGTTATCTCAAATGGAGCATCTTGGAGAAACATTAGACTCTTTTTATCAAGCAGCTTTAATATATTATGGAGCAAAAGGACTTGGTGGAGCATGGAAAACTGGAAAAGGACTATTTAATATGGGAAAAATGGTTAGAAATGGGCGTTTCCCTAATACTTTTGGTGGTAATATGACTAATAATATGATTGGAAAATGGTCAAACTTATCAAAAGCAGGAAAAATTGCTAGAGTTGGTGGAGTAGGCGGTGGACTTTTAGCAGGTGGAATTTCAGGTGGTATGAAAGCATATGACACATATAAAAGTGTTGAAGCTATGGAAAATGATAGATTACTTGCAATTAAAAATGGTGAATTATTAGAAGGAAGTGCACAAGACAAAAAAATATTAAAAGATATTAAAAAAGCTAAAAACACTGGATATGGTGGTGCAATAGGAAAAGGAGTTGGAACTGGATTAGGAGCATGGGGTGGTATGGCAGCAGGAGCAGCTATTGGGTCAGCTTTTGGTGTAGTTGGAGCAATACCAGGAGCTTTAATTGGGCTAATAATGGGCGGTTTAGGTGCTTGGGCTGGTGGAGAACTTGGGGATAAAGTAGGCACATTTGCTGGAGATACTGTTTCTGTTGATGATGGTATAGCTAATAAAAAAACTGTTGTAAAAGCAAACAAGGATGATACAGCTTTGTTTGCGAAAGATAATGGACCATTTGATAAGTTGTTTGGCAATATCATTCCTAAGATTGATAACATAGATGATGAAATAAAGACTTCTAAAGAAACATATCAAAATAACAATGGAACTTATCATAAGATGATAAATAGTCCTACCAGCGTCTCTAAAATAAGAAATAATGCAAATTATAAGGATGATACAGCTTTGTTTGCGAAAGATAATGAACCATTTGATAAGTTGTTTGGCAATATCATTCCTAAGATTGATAACAATATGAAAGTTTCCAATGAAGTTTATTATAATAAAAAGTTCAATAATGAAAATGTTAATATTCCTAAAGTTGGTGATGTTAAAAATGAAATCATTGAACCTAAACCAATTGGAGAAGATGTTTCTAAAATAAAAGAAGTCAATATCAAAGATAGTGTAAGACCAAAAGATGTTAAAATACCTGATATTAATATCAAGCCTATTGATATTAATATTAATGGTACATTAAAATTAGATATGGGAACTTCTGGTCAAATAGATATTATGAAAGAATTAAAAAATAATCCTAGCTTTATGAGAGAATTAAGTAGAATGCTTGTTGAACAAATGTCTAATTCTCTTAATGGTGGAAAACCTAAGTTAGACCAAAACAGATTTGCTAGATTCCAAAGTTAATTTAGAATGATTCTAAATTAATAAAATATATTACTAAAAACTTGCAAGTTTAGTGAAAAAACAGTATTAATATAATAA